GGTCCCGTTTACGTGTGAGCTTCATCCGGTTCTTCTCCGGCGGGGTTGTGTGTTCCGCTATCGACGGTATGATAGCATCGCGTAGGCGATTCGGCAAACGTGCGCATCCGCTTCGGCTCGATGGTCGCGCTGCTCTTGCAGCTCGCGGTGGCCTCGATCCCGGCGGCGCTCATCCTGGCCATCATCGGCGCCCCGCTCGCGGCCGTGGTCGCCGGGTTGTTCACGTCGCTGGGAATCTGAAGAAATCTTAACCGTACCTTCGGGTGTCTTCGGGTTTTAGCCCCTTGTCGTACTAATAGCCCTCAGCTATACTATAAGCACAAGGCGGACGATGGAGCCGCCGACGAACCGAGGGGCAGGACGATGAGCGACCGGACCGAGACGATCCGCTGGAGCCTGAGCAACGGAGCCGAGGCCACGGTGACGGTGAGCCTCAAGCGCGCGACGCGGCACCTGGGGACCAACGGGCACACGGGCGAAGCGATCACCCGCGACGAAGGGCTGGAGATAGAGGTCGAGGGCCGCGCTGAGGGCCATGGCACGCTGGGCAACAGCTATACCGAGCGCGACATCTCCGAAGCGCACCGCGCGAGCGGGGTGGTGGGCACGGTGGGCCGGCTGGCCGTCAAGACAGCGCAGGCCGAGCAGATCAAGGCCGCGATCGCCCGCCTGGAGGCCGACCCTGAGTACGCGAAACAGCAAGCGCGCCGCCGTGAGGCTGACGCGCGCTCGCAGGCCGATAGAGACTCCCGCCGCCGTATCGAGCGGACATCCTGACCCACCAACCGGAGCCTACCCGATGACCACCGAGACAATCAGCCTCACCGGCTACGCCGTCGCGCTCGAGGTCCGCCGCACGGAGACCGGCACCTACGAGATCCCCGGCGCCGCCGAGCCCGAGGACTGGCACGAGGTCCGCACGGCGCTCGACGACCCAGTCATCACCGAGCATGGGGCCTTGGTGGGCTGGGGGCCCTGGGAGCATGTCGCACAAGTTGAGGACCAGGATGGCCTGACGCGCTGGTATTTCCTAGCGCGTGACTGGCCGACCACCCTCGCCGACCGACTCCGCGAGGCACGCCACATGCGCGGCCTCACGCAGATCGAGGTCGGCGAGGCCACCGGCATTGCGCAGAACGTCGTGAGCGCCTACGAGCGGGGCGCGCGGCGGCCGGAGCTGGACGCGCTCACCCGGCTCGCGGACTGCTACGGCGTAACGCTGGACTGGCTGGCGGGGCGGGACGCGCCCTGCCGCACCACCGCCTCGATCCCCTTGCCGAGCGAGTAGCCCACCGCAGCCGCAACCACGCGCTCGCCCCAAGTCTCGAGGAACCCGCGCCCCTTCGTGTCGCCCGCCGCCGCCTCCAGCGAGGCGATCAACTCATCGCGCACCGCAAGCGCCCGGTCGCGCTCGGCAATCTGCCCGGCCTGGCTGCGGATCACGGAATCCTGGCTCGCCATCGCCCGCCGCAGCGCGGATACCTCGCCAGCGTGCTCGGCCTCCAGCTCGGCCACCGCCACCCGGATCGCGGTCGTGTCCGGCGCATGCACGATGCGCTCGACGATCTCCGGGCGCCTGCGAGCGGACACCTCGGCCACGGAGTCGGCCCGAGAACGTGCTTGGCGGGCTTCGGCCGCTGCGTGGACCGCCTGGCTGTCCGCGCGCGCTCTGGCGGCGTCCTGGGCTTCGACGACCGCCCGCAGCGATTTGGCGCGTGCCTGGTGGAACTCCGCGCGGCCCTGAGCCACGAGCCGGTCACGCCATTGGTCGACGGCGAGCCAGGACGTGACGCCGCTGATAGCGACCAGCGCGAGCGGCCAGAGGCGGGCGAGGGAGCGCGGGGTCACGCACCCTCCGGCCGGAAGTCCTCCAGCATCGCGTACACCAGATCGCCCGGACACGTCGTCGAGCCCACGTCCCGATGGCCCTGGAGCGTGTAGTCGGTCGCGATGTAACCCAGCCGCACGCCGTCCTCGATCAGCCAGCGCACGGAGTCGATCGCGTCTTTCGTAGGCTCGTGCTGCTGCCCGTCGATGGCGAGCGCGATGCCGTAGGTCGTCTCGTTATGCCCGCTGGCATGCGCGCCGATCCGTTCCCAGCCGCGGCCTTCAAAAATCCGCCCGGACTGGCAGACGATCCAGTGATACCCTATCCCCGCCCAGCCGTTGACCTCGGCGTGGTGCCGCTCGACGCCCTGGATCGCGCGGATCTCCGCAGCGCCACCGGCCCCGCAGGCCACGTCCGGCACGCCGAAATGGTGGATCACGACGCCCTCACGCGCGCCGCGTAGCTCGGTCCCGCGCCCGTGCTGGGCGCCCCACTCGGCGCGGCTGATCACGTGCACGTCAGACCGCCGCGTAGCACGCGATCAGCAGCGCGCACGCCGGCACCGATGCGGCCATCGGGACGTTGGCGAATTGCTCCAGCGCCCAGCATACGGCCAGCACGAGCAAGAACAGCACCAGCGTCAGGATCAGCTTGTTCTGCATGGTCGAATCCTCCAAGTCGGAAAGGGTCACGAGTCCTCCGGTTTCCCGCCGTAGCGCATCTTGAGCGCGGCCTTCACCACGTCCTTGCCCATCGCGACCGTGAGCGTCATGACCACGAGCCAGACATAGGGCGACGTGATCCCCGGCGCGTCGGTACAGGTCCGCACGCCCTCGCTGATAAAGCAGTCGGGCCGGGTCAGGTAGAATCCCCACCACAGCTCGGCAGCAAGCGCAACGAAGAAACCCCACGAGACGAGTACCTTCGAATTACTCGGCGTCCCGTCCGGGCCGTACAGGTCGAGCGTGTAATAGACCCAGGCCACCAGACCCACGTCGCGGATCCGCGGATACTCGACCATGCCGTGCTTGACGGGCTCGGCGGGCTGGGGCGTTCCGCTCACGTCATCACCTCCGGCACCATGCGCATCAGCCGCCCACGCCGAGCGCGTACAGCGCCACGAGGATCGCGACCACCGAGGTGACCGTACTCACCAGCGTGGCCACGCCGCCCCACTGCACGCGCCCCTCGCGGGCCTGGATCGTGTCCAGCGGGCGCAGCGCTCGCCGGATCTCGGTCAGTTCCATCCGAAAATCGTCCATCGACGTGTGTATGCGCTCCAGCGCGTTCTCGACCAGCCGTATTTTCGTGATCAGCCCGTCCGAGTCGCCGTTGCGCCCCTGGAGTATCACCGCGTGTCGGTCCAGCTCGCGCCGCAGCTCCATCTGGGTCGAGACGCCCTGGCGCACCGCGACCTCGGTCGCCTGCACCGACTGCCGCGTCGCGTCGGCCACCTCGATCAGGCGCTCCATCTCGCGCGTCACGAGATCGTCCCCCGGCGGGTCCGGGTGCTGCGGCGGGGACCGCCCCGGCTGCGCATTCACGGACCGCCTGCGCAGCGACGATGACCTCGACCATCCGAGCCTCCAGCCGCCGTATGAGTGTGATCATCTCTCACTGTCATCCTCCGCCGCGCGTTCGGGTTTCCGTCCTCTTGGGAATTCCGCGTCCGCCTCTTCTTGCAGGATCGCCTGTAGCCGCGTGTTCGCCTCGCCCAGCTCGTCGGCCGCCTCCAGCGTCCGACGCATGCCCGCCTGCCACCGTTCCTCGATCGTGGCCTCCAGCGCCAGCGCGCGCGCCTCGATCATCCGATGCACGTCATGCCGCAGGACCTGGCGTGCCCGCCAGAGCAGCAGGAGCAGCACGAAGCAGAGCCCCACCAGGATCACGTCGATGGGCTCCCATACGGCCAGGTAGTTGGCGATTAAGTCGGGCGTATCCATGGCATCGTCTCAGTCATCCGGCGAGGGTTCATGCCGCCCAGCCCAGTTCCGCGCCACGCCCTCGCCACCGATCGAGAGGACGCCACCGCCCGAGGCCGCCATGAAGGCGTAGATCGCGACGGTCGTGTGCTCGGGCTCCTTGAGCAGCACGCCGATCGCCAGCACGAAGGCGAGCACGATCGCGAGCACGGTCACACGGGTCCGCTGTCGGGAGTTCACGAGCCCGGCAGCGCAGAGACGAGCAGGATCGGTGAGCCCGGCTCCTCCGCGAGCCAGACCTCCCAGCACGCCTGCTCGCCCTCCAGCGGGATCGCCGTGTGCAGCGGGCCCGGCTCGAGCACCACGCCCGTTTCCCAGCCGGCGCGTAGCCGCTGCCCGTCACGCCAGTGATATTGGCACAGCGTGAGGTTCTGACCGAGCGCCGTAGCGTGGAGCTGGCCCGGCTCGAGCTCCGTCAAGTACTCGCTCGTCGACATCACCACGAGCTCGTCCGAATCGGGCGGCGGCACGCTCACCGTGTCGAGCGGGTCGACGCCGGGAGGGCCGGGCGGGCTGGCAGGGCACTCGCGCTCGACCTGGACGGGCTGTGCGTTGCCCCATGCCGCGACCGAATCCGCCGGCCACGTGCCGATGGCTCGGACCCTCGCGCCGTACCATGTCAGTTCGCTCTCGCAGTCGATCGGCCAGCGGATGATGACCACAATGCGTGCCTGCGCCCCGCTGTAGGTTCCGGACGTGAGCTGGACGTCCCATTCGCCGTCCAGGTCGAGCACGCTGTCGGCGCTCTGGCCGAGCTGCCACTCGTAGCCGGTGATCTCGCTGTTGCGTGCGGCACGCTGGGGCGCCGTCCACTGCAACCGGAACTGCACCGTGTCCTCGCCGACCTCCTGGGCGCGCAGCCGCACGTTGCGTACATCGGTCGCGGCGTCGCCTCGCGACGCCTGGGCGGTGCCCGGCGTCCACGCCGCCAGCGCGGCACCTACGGGCCAGCACAGCAGGGCGAGGGCGATCAGGCCGTGTCGGATCAGAGCTCTTCGATTTCGCATCGTGTCCATGCCTCGTTGTTGGTGGGGTTGTGGTCGTAGCGGTCTTCGTCGGGCTCGATTCGAGCCCCGAGCCAGAGTGCGGCGCCCTCGAGCTCGGCAGGCAATGCTACCGACGGGCTGAGCGTCGCCTGAGCGGGCATCTGATCATCGAACACGACCTGCGCGTCGAACGCCGAACGGTCGGCGGCCAGCACGAGCACCGCCCGGTAGCCCACTTCGATGTCCAGCCCGCGCGAGGCGACGGGCACCTCGATCTGGACGTACCGCGCGGTATCCTGGCCCTCCTCTTCCTCCCACACGTGGCACGCGAGCGCGCCGAGGTAGAGGTCGGGCGGGACCTGTCCCGCGAGGTTGCCTGGAGCAGCGGTGACCATCAGCGCGGCCGCTGCGGCCGCCATTGTTGCCAATCTCCGGGTGCGCATCTTCGTCACCTCCCAAGCAGGTAGAGGGGGTCGTCAGGGTCGAGCAGCTCCCCGAGCGCGAGCAGGTAGAACGCGCACGGTGTCTGGCGCCCGGCCCGCCACGAGGCCACCGTCGTGTGGCTCACGCCGAGCGCGTGCGCGATTTCGATGTTGGCGAGGCCGGACGACTCCACCGCGACCCGGATCCGACGCGCGACGCCGCGCTCCCATGCCTCCATGTCGACCGGCTTCCACGTGCGCCCGTCCTCGGTATCGCGGTAGCCGGCGCCCTCATGTCGTTGGGCAGACAGGGCGCGAACGCACCCTCCGCAGAGGTCGGGGTCATCCAGCCCCACGAGTCCATCCAATCGCATCGTGGGCTCGAGCCCGCAGCCGGTCAGCGCAGCGTCGGCTGCCGCGAGCGCGTGAAGCTGCGAGCCCTGCCCGATCACGCACGCGGGCCAGCCCTCGTCGGTCTCGCGCGGCCGCGACGCCCAGCGCCGCAGCGCGGGATGATCAGCCAGGCGCCCGAGCGACGCCTTGAGCAGAGGTGCCACCCCGGCATCAGTCATGACGACGGCTCCGGCGGGAAGGCTTCCTCTATGAGCAGCACGCGCCACGCACAGTCGACGTCGCGGATCGCGATGATCTGACCGGCGGTCACCATGCCCCGGCGCTTCGTCACGTAGTCCGGGAGCCACGAGAGGTCGATCGTCACCCAATCGCCGGCGCGCAGCTGCGATGTCACGCTGCGCATGACAGGCATCTCGATCGCTTGGGCGCCGTTTCTGAAGCGGTCGAAGACGTATCGCCTGCGATCAACCGCGAGCGGGTAGCCTATCTCGTCGGTCACGAACGTGAGGGGATTGCCCTCTTCGTTGCCCACGGCCGCGAAGGCGATCCCCTCGTACGTGACGTCTTGCTCGCTGTGTTTCCGAATCGACTCTTGGTCTCTGAAGATGTGCGAGACCTCGCGTTCGACGATCGCATCAATCGACGTCGGGTCGTCCGGGTCCGGATACCATCTCGGGTACTTGAACGTCAGGAGGTTCACGATCCGCTCGCCGGCGTCCCAGTCTGGCGTCGGCTCGGTCACCGCGTTCGTCACAGGCACCAGGCCATCGAAGTCTTCCGGCGGAACCTGAGAGACGGGACTTATCCTCAGGTCGCGGTCGAGCGCCGGCACCCAGCCCGTCGGCCCGTAGATGTGTCTCTCGGTCCAGTCGCGCAGGTTGTCGATCGACTCCGTCAAGCGGAGTTGCACCGGGTCCGTCATCTGCTCGAGCGCGACCGGGTCGTAGCCGATGCCTGTCGGCACCACCTCGTCGGTCACGGGATCACGCGGGCTGTGCTCGCCATCGTACAGCTGCCTGAGCAACTCACCGGTCGTCAGCCCATCCACCAGATACGGGAACTGTTCCGAGGTCGGCCCCTGGTAGAGAATCATGATCTCTACGGCCTCGGAGTCTGTGGGCACTTCCTCGCCTGGGCGCATGCCGACGTTCACCCGGTCGATCTCCTGCCCCACCACCGCAGCTACTTCGCCCGTGCCTGTGAGCATAAGCGCGGGAAGGTTCGGATCCAGGCCGGCCAGGTTGCCGCCGACCCAAGCGGGGCCCTCGAGGGTTCGCCAGTCCGCCTCGCCCTCACCGGCGTAGCGCCACATCAGCGTCACGTTCGGGAAGCTCCCGGCTACGCCGTTGCCTTCGGGAGGCGTGAAAAAGTCTCCGTTCGCCTCGAACGCGGCAGCGTCCTTCGTGGGCTGGGTCAGCACGATGTCGCTCGGCGAGAGCGCGTTGAAGACGACACGCGTGGACCCATCCACCGTCACGACCGTCGAGTGGACCGCTGTCGCCGACACCGGCCCCGCGATGGCTGGCACCAGGTACGACCCGTCCGTGCGCTGGCCCCAACCAGGCCCCTCCGATAGGCCAGGCGGCAGGATCGCCCATTGGTCCGGCTCGGTGAACGCCCGCACCTTCCGCTCGGTCTCGCGTGTGTCGCGGATCGTCCATCGGTACGCGGCGAAGCTTCCGTCCATGCGAGGCGAGGACGCGGGCCCGTCCGCGATCACGACCCAGCCCAACTCGTCAGAGATGAATCGGATCAGCCGACAGCGGCGGCCGTGGATGGCTGTGATGCCACCCTCGCTCAACCGTTCGGTCAGCCAGCCGGAACCCTGGTCACCGACCGTCTGGTTCTTGTCGACGACGATGACCTCGACCTGGCCGATCGTGGCCGCACCCTGCACCACGTCGATCTCTTGCTCGCCGTAGTGCTCGGGCAGACAGAGGTACGGCTGGACGTGGTCCGTGTCGGTGCCCACTTCCCAAGCCACCGTCAGCCGGTCCTCGTCGTAGACCTGGAGCACGAGCGTGCAGGGAGCGCCTTCCTGGGGCGGCTGATGGAGCGGCGGCTCGTCGGGCTCGATCTCGAGCGGCTCTCCCGGTTCGAGCGGCAGGATCGACGAGCTCATGAACACGCGGGCTCCGTTAGGCCGGACGCCCTGCGCGAGCTGGCGACTCACGAGCCCGACCGCGCCGGCCTGCATCGGGTCCGCCATCACGATGACCTCGTCGCTGTGCCAGTAGCCGGAAGCCGGCGGGTCCACGCCGATCCCGTCGACCCGCACCCGCACCCGAAGCCTGGTCATGTCCTCGCTGTCGGGCGCCTCGATACGTGCCCGGATGCAATACATCTCGTAGCGGCGCCCGCAGGTGCGGGCCGACTGAGGCAGGTGGCCGGGCTGGTTGCCGTGCCGCCACGGCATAAGCAGCCACGGCGTGCTGATCGTGACGCCGGGGTAGCGAGGGCGGCTGTGGCACGACTTCATGTACCACTTCCGGAGCGGCTGCAGGTCGGCCATTGTGCCGCCGCCCTCGACGGTCCCTTCGCCACCGAGAGAGCCGATCACCTCGAACGACGTTTGGGCGGTGGAGCTCCGGCCGACTAGCCGCACCGTGCCCGACGTGCTGGTATACAGATCGTCGCAGCAGCCGATCGGCCAGGTCAGAAGATTCGTCATGACGAGCGCCAACCCTACGCGTTGGCTGTCCTGACCGGCCCCGAAGAACCCGATGCCCATGTCGATGCCTTCGGTGTCGTCCCGGCCCTGCACGCCCGCGAGCCCGCCTTCGCCGCTATAGACGTAGCAGCGCACGGTCACGTCGGCGCCCAGTGAGGCGGGCACGTCCAAGTCCGCGAAGAACGCCCAGCTGTGGCCTCTGAGCGCGCCGATCCCACCGTCCAAGCCACGTATCCATATGGGATCTCCCGGGTCGCCGAACAGCCCGCCCGTCTTGGCCTGGGTCCAGAGCTTGCCAAACCTGCCGTCGAGCGGATCACCGCCCCTGTGCGTCCACCAGCGCACGGCCTCGGCGTTGTCGACCGCGAATGTGAGCGAGGTCAGCACGCGATCGTTGACGGTGCTCGTGGCGCGCAGCCGGTAGTCGACGCCGTCCGTCAGGAGAGTTGTGTCGAGCACGTGCTTCCAATGATCCAACCCGTCGCCGTCGCCGCCGTCCGGCTCAACGTCCTCCGCGATCAGGCTCCAGGTCTCGCCCGCGTCGTCGCTCAAGTAGAAATCGAAGCGCTGCCCGCTGTCGTACCAGCGCAGAATGACCTCGGCCTCACCCCGCAGCGGCTCACCCGGCAGCGGATAGAACCACCCGAGCCCGCGCCGGGTGACGCCGTCGAGCGGGTTCGAGTCGGGATTCCACAAGTAGCTGGACGGGATCGGCGGGCAGCCCATCGCCTCACCGATCGGCTCGAACACGAGTGTGTCCCACGTCACCTGCGCCCACGCGGACCAGCCGTCCGTACGCTCGACCCGCGCCCACGAAACGTGCTCGGTGGCGGTGTAGAGACCGGACAGGTCGCGGGTGAACCGCTCCGGGCCCGTCTGCACGGCCGAGTCGATCAGCACGCCCGCGACGTAGGTGCGGAACTCAACACTCAGGTACTCGCTCAGCGGGTCGACGGTGAGCGAGGCGCTGCTGTCCGTAATCGCGCCCACGCGCAGGTCGGGCGCGTCCGCTCCCTCGCCCGTGGTCGCGCTCGCCTCGTTGCTCGTGCTCCCACAGGCCCCGTCGGTCGCGACGGTGACATAGTAGTAGGTGGTCTCGGACAGCACGTCCTCGTCGAGATACGTCGCTGAGGGGTCGGGCCCGAGATCCGCGATCTGGTTCCCCGCGCTCGCCGTGAACGGGGTAGTGGTGCTCCGGTGCAGCGTTCGACCCGTGACGGCCGGGTCCGTCTCGGTGACGGTGACCTCGATTGCCCGGCCATCGTCCACCGCTGCGGCGGCCAGTTCATCAGCCCCGACGTTGGTCGATCCGGGCGGCGGGTCGCCCTGGGTCTGGATGGCGACCACATCCCATTGCCGCACGCCCTGGGCCACCAAGGTGCCGCGCATGCCCATCCCCGCGCGGCCCGTCGTGAGCGGTGACGACGAGTCGGTGCGCTCGTCGTTCCACGTCGTCGGCATGGCCTCGCCGGAATCGGCCCGGCTCCACGCCGAGCGGATCGCGACTCCGCCTCCGGATTCTTCTTCGACCCGGAGTCGCAGCCAATTGAAGACACCCACGCCACCCCACGCGAAGTTGGCCGAGAACACCGTGGTGGCCGCTCCGTCGACCACCTTCGACAGCCGGACCTGAATGATCGTGCCGGCGTTGAAGAGCGCGAGATAGTACATGTTCGCACCCGACCCGCCCTGCGACACCCGCGCAGCGACCCCGATGCGGTCAAAGTCGCCCGACGAGTTCATGCGCAAACGCGCCGCGATGTCGACGGTCGCTGCCGTGGCGTCGAGATCGTCGGGCGCGATGACGGTGTCGCCCGGTGACAATGCCTCGTTCCAGAACAGCACCTTCCCGTCGACGGCGCTCGCCACCGCCGCGACATCGAACTCCGACTCGTCCCGCCCGAACATGACCTCCCACCCGGCCGGGAACGTGCCGACCGTGTGGGCGCAGAACGAATCATATTTCGAGAACGCTGGACCGAGCACCTCGCCCGACAGATCCGCCGTCAGCGGCTCCAGTGCCGCGTTCAGCGTGCCCACGATCGGCTCGATGATCGTGCCCGAGAGGTCGGCGGTCAGCGGCTCCAGGGTGGCGGCGAGGGTGCCTTCGATCGGCTCCGCGAACGTGTACTCGTCCCCCGGATAGACCCCGGTAGCGTCGTACGTCTCGACGATGTTGTCGTCGCCGTCGGTGACGATCAGGTCGGTCCAGCCGCCGAGCGGGATTAGCTCCGTGGCTCCGGTGCCCGCGCTCTGTGCTTCCTCGTAGCGTGAGCAATTGATCGTCGCGGTGCCGACTGACTCGGTGGCTTGGGCGACGACGGTGCCGCCCGAGTTTCGCACCTTCGCCTTGTAGCCTGTGGGCAGGCCCTCGACGACGATGATGTTGGAGCGGCACCGAATCGCGTCATCTACACGAATCGCCGACGATGTCCCGCCGCTACGGCGCAGCCCGAGACCACCGGATAGCGCGTCGTGGGTCGTGTCTGTGCCCGAGACCGTGGTTCCGTCCACCCACCCCTCTTGCACGCCCGCGCCAACATAAAGCTGCCCCGGATAGTCGGTGTTGGTACCGAAGGACTTGGACACTGGCGTGACCAAGTTCGACAAAGACCCTGCTGAAGCGAGAACCAGCCCGACGGTCGGGCTCACGAAGTTCCACGCGAGCGCGTAGCCGTTTGGGCTCCCGGCGTTCCAGCCGAACCGAAGGAACGCCATCAACGCATTGTTCGTGGCGCTCGTCTGTGCTAGGAATTGGACGAAGCTTTCACCTGATGCTGCCGCGTCGTTCTCCGCCCACACGGTCGAGGCGGCCCCAACAACCAGCCGACCGGATTGGATCTCCCAGTCGCCGCTCCGCTCGATCCAGTCGCCTCCGAGCGTCGTCGAGTCCGCACGCTGGAATCCGTCTTCTAAGACCAGCCCGGCCGTGGTCCTCGTCAGACCTGCTGACGGCTGCCCCACGATCGCGTAAAATGCCCTCGGGTCCGAGAGGTTCGCGTACTCTGCCGCGATCCAGTCATCGGAAAGCACGCCCGACCGCATGTAGGTGAACGCGATGGCCCCACGCCAACCCTCCGTCGTCGCAGTAGCGTTGCCGGCTCCGATAAACATCAAGTCGGCCGAAGCACCCCCGCCTGTGATCGTCGTGTCCGTGCCCTTCGAGCTGCCGTTGCTGTACACGTGGCGAGCGGCCGTGCCATCGTATACGACGTGGACCCGGTGAAACAGGTTCTTGTCGGGATCGGCTTGCGGTGACGTGTAGACCCACGAATCGTTGGTGTCGAAACAGCCGAGCTTGTCGCCGTCGTCTACAACGGCTTTCGCGAACAAGCCCCCGCCCTGGAGGCCCACAATGCCCCGCTGCACGTCGTCGGCTGGGTGGAACGAGGCGGCCATCGACCACTGAGCGCCCGGCGCGTCTACGGCTACCGTAATCACGCTGTCTTCGTCCACGAACGCCGCTCCGCCGCCGGGTGCCAGGCCGGGGTACACCGGCTCGATCGTGCGCACAATCTCCGACGTTCCGTCGTCCGTGAGTACGAGCAGCTTATCGCCTACGTTCTCGATGCCCTCGTACGCTTGGGCGGCCACGCGTCCCCACACCCGCTCGCTCACGATCGTGCCGTCCGTGGCGACCTTGTACGTGCGGTCGAGGGTGTCGGAGTTGATCCAGTAATACCCCCCCGAATACGTGATCCCTTGAGCGTCCGTGATCGTTGCGCTCAGTGTGATCGTCGCCCCGTTCGTTCCGTCCAAGTCGATCGTCCCGAGTGCCGTGGCGGACGGGTTTTGGATCATCACGATCTTTTCGGTGTCCGCGTTCCAACACTGCGAGGCGCCGTGACCTCCCGCTGCCGCGTCGTCGCTGAACTGGGTGACATAGCTCAGATCGGACGCATCCCAAACTCCGATCTCCCCACCCAAGCCTATGTAAATGCTGCCCTCGTGAACGAAGCCGTCCGTCAGGTTGGACGCGATCGACGCATCACCCTGGGGGTCGGTGTTCTCCGTGACCAAGCTCGACGTGAGATCGTACTTCCGAATCGCGTTCGAGTCGAAGACGTAGTAATGAGTCCCGTCCGTCGCGATGCCTTGGTGGCCGTTGATGTCCGGCGAAGCCGCCGTTTCCTCGAACAGCACCACGTCGGCACGATCGAACTCCTGCACGTCCCCCACCGCGACCGATGGCGTCGAGCCGCCCGTGCGGTTGGTGAGTCCACCGAGCAGCGTGACGACCTCGTAGTCCGCCCACACGGCCTCACTCCCGATCGCATCGTCCACCGCCGGAGCCGTCACTTCGGGGTCCTCGACCTCGATCGTCCATGTGCTGTCGGACGCGGCAAGCACTGACGCAGCCAGGAACACCAGCAGCCCGGTCTCCTCATCCTTGTCGAACGCCACCAGGTCGATCGGGACGGCGGTCGGGGTGTCGTCGTAGACCCGGATGTTGCCGCCGTCGCTGCGTAGATCGGCCTCGGCCCAGAACCCCGCGGTCATGTCCGAGAGATCCACGAACACGGGGAAATCGCTGAGATTGGACCCGACCTTCCCGGCCGCGATCTTGAGCTCGACGCTCACGCAGCTACCTCACGCACCCCAAACCCCCACGGCAGACGCGCCGCAGAGGCCGGAGGACGGTGGGGGAGAGGGGACTCACGCGTCGTTGCCCGGCAACATGATCGCGCCCGCGTTCACCGAGATCGTCTCGCCCTCGGAGACCTCGGTCTCAGCCAGCGACAGCGTGCCCGAGCCCTCACCCACGTCCATGTCGACGATCGCCGCGCCCTGCGTGATCCGGCACCAGCCGATCGTCTGGGCGGTGATCCCGACGCCGACGGTGGCGAGCCAAGCCGATGCGGGGCCGCGTTCGCCGGAGGCAGCAGCCGCGAAGGCGGGGGTCGGGAGCGTGCCGGCGGCAAGCTCGTTGTCGGAATGAGCACCGCCGCCGGTAGCCGGCTGCGCGCCGTCGAAGAATTCGATGTCGGCGCCGTCGAAGGCGTCCAGGTCGTCGTCGAGGATCAGGTCTCTAGCGGCTTCGTTCGGGCGTAAGGGCATCTCAGGGGCTCCGGGTGGCGGATTGACTCGTCGCGCCAAGGGCGCGTAGGTTCGTCGAATGAGGCTGTCCCGCTGGTCGATGCTGGATCTGTTGCTCGTCGCCGCCTGGCTCGTCGTGCTGGTCTGCCTGTGGCGGTACGGCTTGCCTCACGCCCTGCTGATCTTGACCGACCATCCGTTGCGGTAGCGTCCGCGTCGTCATTGCGGTGCAGCGAAGTACTCGAGGGTCCACACGTTCGCGTCCTGGCTGCGGAGCGTGATCGCGACTTCGAGCACACGCGGATACTCGGTGCTGCGGCCTGGCGCGAGGCTCGCGCCCGCTTGGGGGTCCTCGAGCCAGACCACGAACGACGTGGCCTCGTCGTCCGCGTCCGGGTACCAGGTGAACGTCTCGGCGAGCTGGCCCCATCGGACGAGCGCGTGCAGGTCCGGCCACTCTGACTCAAAGATCCGGAGCGTGAGCACCAGGTTCTCGTCGCGTCGCACGACGTGAGCCGCCGGGGTGCCGCCCGCAGCCGTCCGTGCACCGCCCACGGTCGGGGTCACGCGGTCCCAGGCGCGCACCGGCAGCGTCGTGGTCCAGTCGACGACGTCGCCGCCCGTGCCGTACACGAAGCGCGACCGCCATGGAAAGCTCATCCGCGCCCCCTTCGATGCGTGCGCACCGTCGCATTGGGTCCGTAGCGCTCTTCGATGTTCCGCTGAGCGCCGGCGATCACGCGCTGCACCTCCGGGTTGACCGCATCGAAGCCGGCGCCCTCGAAATAGATGTGCACCTCCGGGCCCGGCGCCTGCATCCGCTCCGAGCGCGGGCCGCCGGCGTCACGTGAGGCGGACGCGCCGCCTCCGCCCCCGCCGCGCCCCGAGATTGCCGACGCTCCGGCGGCGGCCAGGCCACCCAGCACGGTCCACTTGGCGGCCGTGACCGCGTGGGCCTTGGCCGCCAAGAAGTGCGCCGGCGCCGTCCAGGCGAGAAACGGGTTCGCGGCCGCAGCGATGCCCTTGGCGTTCTCCTCGAACGCGAGCGCGATGTTCTCCGCGACCTTACCGCCTGCGTAATCGGCGAGCCCGCCCAGCAGTGCGCTGCCCATGCCCTGCGCGAACGCGACCAGCACGTCCTCGGCGTTGGCGGCGCCCTCGAAGATCAGGCCGAACGCATCTTCCCAGGCACGCGCCACGCCGTACGCAACGTTCTGGGTGGCCATCTCCACCGTGCGCGTGCCCTCGAGCACGGCCCGCCAGTCCTCCTCGAAGCCGGTAGTCAGCGCCCGGATCTCACGCAGCCGGTCCGCAAAGCCCCGCATGCGCTCGTCGAGCGGATCCACGCCCGCATCAGCGAGCGCGGCCATCGTCGCTTGCAGTGAGGCCGCTTCTACGCCGAGCGCGTCCCACTCGTCACCCAGCAGTGCTGACATGGTGGCGCTCGACTGCAGCGCCTGATCGTGGCGGGCGATGGCGTCCGCGACCGGGTCGAGCGCGGCCGCGGCCTTCTCGTAGGCCTCAGCCGCATCTTCCGCGGCGCGTGCGTACGTCTCCTGGCTGATGCGGCCCGCCTCGAGGTGCACGCGCAGGTTGGCGAGCGTGTCGTTGTAGACCTCGGTCGGAGTGCGTACCGACTCGGTTATCCGGGCGGCCTCCGCGAGCGCGGCGTTGAGCGCCTTCTGCGCGTCCTTCGCGTCTTCGGTGTCCCCGGTCGATGGAGTCGGTACTGCGCCGCGCCGACGCACGAACGGCTCGTCTGCTGTGGACTGGCGTGGCGGGCGGAGCGCCATACCAGCCTGCAGCGACGCGGCCGCCGCGTCCTGGCTGATATCTGCCAGCTCACGTAGCGCCGCGGCTCGGTCACGGATGCGTTTCGCGTCTCGCTCCTGGGCCTCTGCGGCGCCCTTCGCACCGATGGCCCGGTAGAACTTGACGGACGCCTCTGTCGCGAGCGCCGTGGCGTCGGAGAGCCCGGCGACGACGCGGAGGACGCCCGCAAACGCGCCGATCACGACTCCGTTGAACAGGTTCGCCAAGCGTCCCCAGCCCTCGAACACCAGCCCGACGACCTTCACGAGGCCCTGGAGCACGACCGCCACGCCGCTGAATACTTCGCGGTTGCGCTCCACCGCTTGGGTGAGGCCCTTCACGACTCCGGTCAGCGTCTGGATCAGCGACGTGCCGCCGCCGGCCTCGATCAGCGCGTCGCCGACGGCTTGCTTGAAGTCGAACCACTCGTTGGTGAGCTGCTTGATGCGACCCTGGAAGGTCTGGGCCTCGTTGGCGGCCATGCCCGCGAACTGCTCGCGCATGACCTGGACCGCGTCGGACCCCTCGGCTACGACGATCCCGTAGCGCTTGAGCAGCGCCGTTTCGCCGACCATGGCGCGGCCGACGAGCTTGGCGGCCGTGCCGAGGTCGATCTGCTTCGCCGCCGCGAGGTCCGCGACCACGGAGACGTTCCGGAGCGAGCCCTCGTAGTCTCGCGAGATGTCCGTCAGGGTCTGTAGTACTTCGGCGAAGTCCTCGTCACCGACCGTCGTCGCGTCTTGCATCGCTCGAGCGAGCGCACGGATCTCGGGCTCCACGCTCTCGAAGGCGATGCCCACGCCCTCGATCGTGCCCGCGAGCCGATTCCAGATCGCGCCCGCCTCAGAGGCCGCGCGAATCGACTCCTTCCCGAACCGGACAATGGCGCGCACGCTGAACGCCGCGGCCATGACGGCGCCCACGGACAGGGCGACGCGCTTCAGGCGGCCGAGTCCGCCCTCGACGCCCTTGAGCGCTTTCTTTGCGTCCGCCTCGGTGCGCTGGCCCGATGCGCGATCGAAGACGAACTGCACGACCTTCCGGATCGGGTTAGCCATTGAGCTCACCCACCAGCGGCCTCGTCCATATCACGCCGCCAGTCCTGGTAGTCATCCTTCGGCGACTGCGCGGCCCGATACGCTGAGGCCGCCTGCAGCGCTTCGCGCGCCGATGCCCTGTCCAGGTAGTGCGTGCCGTACACGTAGTGCCGGTAGGACAGCGGGAAGCCGTCCGGGCCGCACCAGGCGGGCAGGCGATCGACGAACAGGGCCAGGTCATCGATCAGGTCTCGCGGCCGTTGCCGTTTGCGGCCGCCGGTCGAGCGTGCAGGCTTGCGCTCTTCCGGCGTGCCAAGAAAAAAAGCGCCAGCTCGGCCAGCTCCCCCTCCGTCGCGACGCGGTAGGGGTTCCGCAGGAGGCCCAGACGACGGAACACCCGGCGTACGCGACCAACCACGCGGGTGTTCGACCAGAGGATGTGCTGGATCCGTTCAAGGCACTGGTACCAGCGCGGCAGATCGCCGCGCTCCAGCTGCTCGCCGAACTCCTGGAGCTCCAGCCAAGCGTCGAGCAGCGCCTCGCCCTCTCGCCAGGCGAGCGGAGGGATCCCATACGGCGATCCCCGGAAGGTGAAGAAGATCACCTCGCCGAGGTCCAGCACCGCACGCAAGTTGAGCGGACGCGGGGGCGGACGGCTGGCTCTCTGGCGCTCTTCGGGCGAGCGCCAGCGGGCCACCATCTCCTCGCGGCCCATGGGACGGATGCGAATCATCGGATCACGAGCCTCCGCTCAGGTCGATATCCGCAGCCGCGGGATCGCCCAGCGTGTACAGCCGGTGCCCGTCGGGCATGTCCGGATGCATCATCGCCTGGAAGGTCACGCTCTCGATGTTCTTGCCGGCGTCGCCGTGCCCGCCCCGGAACATGCGCGTCGGGCGCGGGAAATAGCCGCGCCAGAACCACACGCTCAGCCCGAGCAAGGTCTGGTGGGCCGCGTCCAGCGCTTCCCCGTCGAGCGTCCACGCGCCGCCCGCGTGGGCGAGCTCGGCGTAGGTGCCGTCCGTCTTCCGGAACAGCCCCTCGGGGAACAGGACCAGCGTGCGCTCGGACACGTCACGCACCCGGATATGGCCCGCGGACGCGCCGCCCGTCGGGCTCAGGACCGGGAGCAAGTCCGGGTCGGCCAAGAACAGCGGCAGCTCGATCGTCGGGTTCTCGCCGGTCGCCGTGGCCTCGTGGACCGCATCCCCGCTGATCTCGGGCAGCGTAAGGTTGGCGACGGTCCCGTTCGCGTTCACGGTGATGTCGCCCTCGGTGTCTCCGAGCTGCGCTATTTCCAGCGCGCTCGCGCCGTCCCACATGATCGGGTCGCCGTCCTCGTCGATGGCATAGTACGCGACACCACGCCCGATGCGACGGAGGACGGCTTCGAGGTCCAGCAGATTCAGATTCATCAGTCAGCCCCTGCGCTGAGGTAGGCGCCGCAGCATGCGGCAGTTGTACGACGGGACCCGAAAAACACGGGCACCCCACTCATGAGGATCGGCCCTCCCTGAGGGCTTGGCGGATCGGCGTATGCCGGAAGCGGGCCGCCCGGCCGTAGAAGCCGGCCCGCTCCGGCGTGGCGAGCTCGGCGCCGTCCGTGTATTCCGACCACATCCAGACGCCCTGGATCACCACGGGCAGGTCCTGGTGGAACAGCTTCCGGAGCGCCGTCTCGCTGGCAATGAGTTGATCGAGGGTCTCCGTCCATTGGTCCCACTGGATCAGGACCGGAGCCCACAGCTCGGACTCGGAGTCCGTGATGATCCGGTATTCGAGCGCGGGAACGACGTGCTCCTGGGCGGGCGCGGCCAGACGCACCGTCTCGCCGTAGATCGACGCCAGCACGGCGTTCTGTGCAGCGGCAGCCGCGATTGCCTGGACGACGTCGCCCCACCTCATAGCGCCCGCTCCAGGATTTCCTCGATGATCGGATCCACGCGTTCGGCGGTCGGCGCCATGTACGGACGTGCCCAGATGATGACCCCGCGGCTGTCGGCGCCCCCGTACTCGAGGCGGCGCGCATAGGCGGGGCTTTCCTGGCCGCCGGATGTGACCCCGAGCCCGGTGCCGACCTCAGCCTCGATCGTCGTGCGGTCGCGCCACTTGGGCTCGGTATGGCCCACGGAGTTACGCAGTGCGCCGAACAGCACGGCCGGAGGCTCACCGGGCGCGGATGCGACGTGCAGATTGCCGGCCCGGCTGACCCGGTACGTCCGCCCGCTGCGCTTGCCCGTGAGCGTCTTCTTCAGCTCGGACTCGAAGCGCAGGACCGAGCGCTTCATCGCGAGCGCGGCCTTGGGCCTCAGCTCTTCGATGGTCTCGTCCATCATGCCGTCGAGGCCTTCCCATTCGTCGCCCGAGCGGAACCGGATCATGACCCCAGCTCCGGCAGCTTCCCATGGAACTCGGTGCAACGCGCCTCGACGTGGTGGCCGCGCGGCTTCGAGGACGATTCTACTTCGAGCGTCGCGGGCGCATCCGGACCAGATATCAGCTCGACGACGTCGCGCTGCTCGAGCGTCACGGCGGGCAGGAAGTACACCGTGCGCTCTCCGCTCGGCACGAGCCCGGGCCCGGCGTCCGACAGCACCGCCCTCATGCGCTTGAGCGTGCAGGGCACGGAGTCGTATACGGGGGCGCGGTCGTGTACCGTCTCGCGGTGGTCGCCCAAGGTCTCGTCGAGACGCCAGACGCGGGCCTGGTGATCGAGTAGCGAGGCGAACGACATCAGATGCGCCCTCGCTTCCAGCGGGCCCGCACGGAGCTCCACATGCGGGACGCGCCGGCCAGTTCGCCGATGTCGGCCAGCGTGTACGCGTAGTCGCCGATCCGCTCGCTCTTGATGCCCGCCATGTCCCCGCTGCGGGCACGCCACGCCGCGGCGACCAGATCGAGCACGACCTGCTGGATGTCGCCCGGCACCTCGTCGAATCCCTCGTCGTAGGTCGCCCGGTAGTTGCGCTTGCCTGGCGTCCACCACGGGGGGGAGCGCGCGTACAGGCCGCGCCCGTCGAGCTCGTAGGCGCTCGCTTCGATCGTGTCCCAGTCGCCGGCTGCAGTGCCGCGCACCTCGACTGCGACCGCATCGACCGGCGGCTGACGCAGATACAGTGCGTGCTCGCCGGTCCCGTCCAGCACCTCGACCTTGGCCCTGGGCTCCCGGAAGTACCAGTCGAGGTCGTGCTCGACGAACTCCGAAACCCGATCAAGCAGCGCCTGCAGGTCCGAGTCGTGCTCGTCGTCCTCGATCTTGAGCCACGCCTTGGCTGTCGCGAGCGGGATCATGGGTCGAGCTCCCGGAGCAGGGTCCGCACGTCCCCTACGGTGTAGCCGGTCGCCCCGCTCGGGGTAAGCAAACTGTCGGCGAATTCCGTGCGTGACAGCCCCTCGGCGCGCGCCAGGTCCTCAGCCCGCGGGCTGGCGAACGCGACGCCGTACAGCGGATCGTTGGCTGCGGAGGCGGCGGCGGCCTGGGCCTCTTCACGGGCGCGCTGCTGGAACGCCTGGACGTCTGCGTTCCATGCGCGCGTCTTCTTGCCCGCCGCCGCCAGCTTCCGCAACCAGTACGACACCGCGTCAGTCCTCCACGACCGGCGCTGCGGCGCGCTCGGCCACGGCACGCACGTCGGCCGCCGTGAAGCCGTTGACTCCGCTCGGCTCGTAGCCGTCGAAGTCAGACGCCTGCAGGGCGGCTTCTTCCGCCACCTCCTCCGCCTCGGGGCTCGCGAACGGCACACCAGCGAGCTCGTCGTCGTCCTCGAAGTCGTTGTCACCGACCTCGGCATCCTCCGGCGGCTCGGCCTTGCCCTCGGGCTCGTCGGCCTTGTCCTCGAACTCCGGGGGCTCCGGCCGGAGCATCTTGTCCTCGACCGGACGCTGCATCTTGACGCCGCCCTCGTTCGGGGTCTGGTGCGCATCCTGGTGGGCCTGCCTGCGGCGCTCGCGGTCCTCGTCGAGCTTCATGCGCCGTTCGGCTGCGGTCATCTCGAGGGCAGCCTCTTCCTGGGCCACGGCGATGCGGTTCCTGCGCTCGTGCTCCGCCTTCCTCCGTGCCCGCTCTTCGCGCAGCCGCTTGTTTCTGTTCAGCATACTGCCTCCGTTCCTCAGTTGGTTGGCGATCAGCAGCGCGTCGCCCGTGTAGCGGCGCGCGAGTCTCTTGCCCGCAGGCCGTGCCTCGTGGCGGCGGGCCTCTTCCTCGGACGCGCGGAACACGTCGCCCTCGGAGACATCGTCCGTGCCGAGCTTGAAGGCCTGCAGTGCAACCATGAGCACCCCGGCGCCCCTGCCATTGCCGCTCGACTCGTTGCCCGCCGCGACCTGGTGCACGAGCTCCCACATCAGGTCAGGGTGCCCGCGTGCGCTCTGGAAGAGACGAAACAGGCGCCGGTTCTCGCGGCTTCCGCGGTGCGCCTTCCGGGTGCGAGGCTCGCCGTGCCACAGGTGCCAGAGATCGCCCTCGAAGCGCTCATGAGGCCCGACGAGCGTGTCCAGGATCGCGGCCAGCGCTTCGTCCTCGGCACCCCAGCCCTCGAACCGATCCGGGATCCCGCCGCTGGCCTCGTAGTCGCTCCTGCGCACGATCACGATCCCGCCGCCCGCGAAGCCCGTGTAGGCCTGACGCGACAGCCTGCCGGATACGTCCGAGCTCGCGGGATCCCGGCCAAGCACAGCGGCCGTGCTTTTCTCGTCGAGCCGCTTGACGCGCGTGTGCGGCACGACCCACGGGGCCTCGCGGGAGCGCACCAACTCGGTCGCCCGCTCGAGCTCGGAGGCCTCGACCACGCAGTCGGCGTCCGCGATCACGAGCACGTCGCCGGTCGCACGATCCAAGGCGTCGGCCACAGCCGCGCCTTTTCGCCAGGCGCCCGTCTGGGGCCCGCTTTCGACGATCTGCCACCCAGGGTGCAGGCGCCCGTAGCGCTGGCGCAGCCACGCCCAGGCCCGGTCCCGTGCGCCGCCGTCCGGGCGCCACGGCACCAGCACCGAGACGCCCCCGTGACGCCTGCGCAGCCCTTGCAGCTTCCGGCCCGTGAACGCGCTCAGCCGTTCGGACACTCGCCGCGTGTTGAAGACGCTGCCGGCGTGCTGCCGGTAGAGGAAGCACGGACGCTTGGTGGCCACGAAGCGGGCAGGCGGATCGAGCTGCGCGAAGCTGATCCAGAGCGCGGTATCCCAGCCCCCGTCCATGTCGGTCCGGTACGGTGAACGCAGCCAGTACGTACGACGGAACGGGCTCACCCCGGAGCACGGCGCCTTGGCCTTGAGCGTCTGCTCGCCGCGGTGCGACGAGTAGAGCCGGGTGCGGTTCCTCGGGCCGGCCTTGAGGTTGCCGCATCGCTCGTAGCCGAGCCCGATCACGTCCGCGTTGGGCGCCAGCTTGGCGACGTCACAGAGCATGTGCGGCATCGCCATGTCGTCGGCGTCCAGGTGCTGCACCCACTCGACCTCGCCCGCGAGCGCGACCGCCGCGTTTCTGGCCGAGCCGAAGTCGGTGAACGGGACACGCTTCGTGCGTACCCGAATGCCAGCCCTCTCGAGGATGGCCGCGGCACGCTCGATCTGCTGGGGCGTCGTGTCTGTGCTGCCGTTGTCCACGATGCAGACGAGCACCGGTGCCGTTCTGAGCGCTGCGATCGAGGTCGCCCACTCCTCGAGGTAGCGCCCGTAGTTGTGGCAGCTGGTGACGATAGCGAGGTCCAAGCTCATGCCGGCACCTTCGCGCCACGCACCAGCTCGAGGCAGCGCGCCACCACGGCGGCGGGCTGGCTCCAGCCGTGGCCCGCCACCTCGATCATCGCTCCGGTGTGGTTCGCCGCCCGGTAGTACTCCTCGATCCGGATCGGCCAGTACTCGGGGGCCTGGGGCTTGCCGTCGCCGTCCGTCGGCTGGCCCGGCGCGACTCGGCCACCGTTGGCGCCCACCAAGAGGAGCGGAGCCCCACAGAGCACCGCCAGGTGCGCGAGGCCGGCGTCGGTCGCGATAACCAGTCGCGCCGCCCGCATCGCCTCGATCGTGGCGTCCAGGGTTCGCTCGTAGTCCCACGCGCGCTCGTCGACGCCGAGCTTGCGATAGGAGGTCTCCTTCGCACCGGCGCTGAACACACGGAGACCTTCGGCCTTCAGCGCGCCCGCTAGCGGGCGCCAGCCCGGCCAGTTCTTGGCGGGGCCGTACTCACGCTTTCGAGGGCAGATCACCACGTCCGGGGCCAGCGCGTCGCCGCGCTGGGGCTCCCACGGCTCGGGCACGAAGCGGTGCTCCTTGCGTCGTGGGTCCCGGTCGTCCGGCGTGATGAAGCGGGCCGTCGGGTAGGACTGGGACAGGCGCTTCTTCCACATCCGGACGAAGTCTTTGTCGTGGTCGTAGGTCCAGCGGCGCTCGGCGTCCTTCTTGCGGTCGACGATCAGCCGGTCACAGCTCGGGTAAAGCGCTTCCAGGCCGGGCTCGTGGCAGACGAGCACGGGGCGCTCGATCGCGGCAACGGCCGGGACGTGGTAGCGCACCATGATCCCGAACTCACCCCGGAACGGCAGCACGATCTTCACGGTGCCACCACGCGGTAGAGAGCCCTGTGCCCGCGCCACCGCTCCTTCGCGGGGCTGATGATGCTCGCCGCCGTCACGATGCCTTCGGCGGGGTTGTCCGCCTGCAAGCGGTAGTCGAGGCCGACCTCCTGCACGAACACCTCGATGCCCTCGAGGGCGGCCAGGTAGAGGCGGTGGCTCCCCTCGATCGCCTTGAGCGTGCGGGTGGTCGGACAGCGCACGGCACGGATCACGCACACGCCCCGGCCATTGAGTTCCCGCCGGATCGGCTCCAGCTGGTCGTCGGTGTAGTACGGCCAGTGCGGCGCCTGCACGTGGGTCGCGTCGGCCGCGCAGCGGAGCGTCGGGACCAACTCGGGCGCACGGTAGGCGGGGCGGCTCACTGGCCCACCTTCCGGCGGAAGTGACCGGGGCCGGGCGGGGGCGCCTTCTTCTGTACCCGCTTCCGTAGATCGGCCTCGGTCGCCTTCGTCCGAGGCTTGTAGCCCAGCCGCACCTGCTGCTCCATCCCGGCCAGCGCCTCGGAGAACGCGCCGGCCACGATGCGGAATTCCTCGAGCGTGACGTGCCGGCGAAAGTCCCGCCAATGCACATGCACCTCACCCAACGAGTGCGGGTGCTCGAGTTCGATTCTGAGCCTGCGGGGCCAGTACGTCGACTCGTGGGGCTTCGGGCTCGCCACGAGGTCCTCGGGGCCGCCCGTGGCCTTGAGAAGCGTGTCGCGGTAGGCCTGCTCGCGGTATTCGGGGTTATCGGCCAGGTAGCGGCGCACATCGGCCGCGGCAGCGTTCAGGTTGTCCACGTACTCGAAGAACTCGGGTAGGCTGAACTCCTGCCGCATGTCCCGGTGGTGGACGTGCAGGTTCTCGGCGAGGTCGACGAGCATCTGCCCCGTCTCGGGCAGGCGCTCGGGCAGCGTCCGCTCGGCGAGTACGCGCATCACGCGGCCCATGCGCTCACCCCCCGGAGGAAGACGTCGGGCACTTTCGCCACCTTCTCGATGAGCCCGCGGTAGGCGCGCTCGATACGGCGGCGGTCGGCGTCCGAGCACGTCGTGGTGCGCTCCCGCCACGGGAGCCAACGCACACCGCGGCCAAGGAATCGCTCGATCGCAGCACGTCCATCGGGGCGTCCCAGCGCCTCATAACGCACGAACAGCGTCGTCGAGGGCGCCGAGCCGTACCACGAGTCCCAGATGGCCTCGTAGCCCAGCACGTCCTCGTCGTAGAGGTCCGCAGCGGGCGGCCACGCGGCGCCGCAATTGGCGAAGTGGTTCGGCTCGTACCGATTCCGGCGCGTGCTCGCGACGGACTGCGCCACGTCGCCGAACAGAAACACGGTGTGGGTCGCGTCCGGTATGCGTGGGTTGCCCACCAGCCGGTGAGTCCCGCCCACGCCGAAGTGCTCCGGCATGGACGGGGGCGAAAACTCACCCTGTGGCAGGCCCGCGATCGAGCGCTTCAGGTACGTCTTGCCCGAGCGCGGGATGGACGCGACGAGGATCACGTATCGGCTCCATCGGTTGCGGCCGCCCGACCGGGGCTCACCCACCCCGGCCGGGCCAGCCGTCAGGATCAGGACGAAGCGGCGGCGGTTTCGAAGTGCGCGAACGCGGCCGGCGCGTAGATCGGGAGCGCGATCCGCTCCTCGGCCAGGATCGTCCGCATATTCTCCACCAACTGCCGATCGATGAGCCCGACCTGGATCGTGGTCTGCATCCGGTCCAGGAGCTGGGCGCCCATCTGCCAGTCGCCGACGACGATGTTGCGCTCGCCGGTCTCACGAGACTGCGCACCGACCGCCTCGACCACCCGGATTCCCCAGATGCGCGAGCCGTTGTTGTCGGTGACCACGACCCAGACGTAGCGGTCGTCCGTGCCCTTCTCGAGCACGATGGTCTCCCAGTCGAACGGGTGGATGACGGTCGCGTTCGCCTCGTAGCCGGCCACCATCACGTCGGTGATGCCCATCCGGACCACGTCGATCAGGGTGTGGTTGGAGCTGTTGTAGCGGCCGTTCGTGGCGATGTCCTGCGTGCCGGACACCGTGAGGATCCCCTCGAGGTTCGGCACGGCCCCGGACCCGTACAGGATCTGCTCCTCCTCGGAGCGCATGATCGAGTACCGCAGCCGCCCGTCGATCAGCGAGCGCAGCTGCGCCCAGTCCTCGAGCTGCTGGTTCTGGACCGGCATCCAGCCGGCGATCGTCCTGACCGCCGCCGCCTGGAGGCTGTACTCGACGTCTTCCTCGGGCTTCTCGACGCCGTGCGCGGTCGGGGCGGCGAGCGCGCTGAAGCTCTCCTCCCGCACGTACTCGACGCTGCCCGCGCTGGTCTGGCCGGAGCCGATCACGTCGCGGATGCGGAGCCGCTCGTCGGCCGTGACATGGGCGACCCGGCTCAGCCGCTCGGGCTCGATGACGCCCGTGCCCACCGTCGGGACGGCCTTCATCTCCTTGGTGCGCATGAACTGCTCGTAGGTCTTCCGCTGGTCGCGGGTGAGCGGCACGAGCGCCTCGCCGCGCGGGCCCACGATGACGTTCTTGCCGTTCACGACGCAGGGCAGCTGCACGACGGCGTGGTGGCCTCGCGAGTAGTTGCCGGCCGCGAAGTGCTGGAACTCCTCGCTCCGGATCACCGCGTCCCCGACCGACACGTAGCCGGCCACGTCGCGGTCGCCCAGCCGCTCCTTGTGGTGGCTCCGCGAGTTGGGCATCGTCGGGTCCGGGACCTCACGCAGCCGCTCGCGCTGGGCGTTCAGCTGCTGGTACTTCATCTCGGCCTCGATGTCCTGCTGCAGCGCGTCGCCTTCCGCGCACAGAGTCTCGAAGGTCTTCCGGTCCTCCGGGTCCCAGCGCCGCTTCTTCTTGGTGTCGGGGTCGACCTCGTCGTAGAAGTCCTGGAGCTTCTTCGCCTCGTCGAGGATCTTGTCGAGGTCCTTCTGCCGGTCTGCTACGGCGTCAGCCATGATGCTGCCTCCCTCGGTGGTGTGAAACGAGTGTTGCCAGCCGACGTAGCCGCAGCTGGTCGAGCATCCGGACATCGGGGGGATCGTCGGAGTCCCCCTCGCTGTCGGACTTGGGTGTGTCTTCGAACAGGCTCAGCTCCTCGGCGTCGCCCTTGACGGCGTTGGGGCATGCGGGGCCCTCGCACTTCGCGAGCGCCTCGCTGAGCACGGACTTGAGCTCGGGGCGGACGCCCGGGCGGCAGCGCTCGATCACCGTGTCGAGCTCGGCGGTGAGGCGCTGCTTCACGGTGGCCGAATCGATCCGGGCCTCAGGGTTCATCGGGAACAGCACCAGGCTGACCTCGTGGAGCTCGATCTGCTTGAGCACCCGGATCTCGATGCCGTCCTCGTCTTCGTCCATCTCCCACTTGATCGCCCGGTAGCCGATCGACATGGAGTCCACGAACGGGCCGCCGCCCTCCTCGTCGGAACGCAGGCGGTGCATGATCTCGTCGCCGTCCGCACCGGGCACGATCCGCCACTTCGTCCAGAGGCCTTCGTCGACTTCCTTGGCGTCGATGAGCTTGCCCACGGCGTCCCTGACGCTGAACCAGTTGTGGGAGTCCAGGAGCGGCAGCACGCGGCCCGCGGCCTTCCAGTCGCGGATCGTCTTCTTGAACGCACCCGGCTTGATGACGTCGTCGCCTAAGTCGCGGTCCCAGGTCGAGGCGAGGCCTTCGAACGTCCTGGCCTCCTCGTCGAGCTGCTTGACCTCCATGCGGCGGATCGCGCGGAGCTTCGTCTCGGTGCTCATGCAGCCTCCTCAAGCTCGAAGATTTGAGTGCAACGCTCGTTCGGGTCTGAGGGCTCCATCGAGCCGTTGCTGTACGTCTCGCCGACTTTCCGGCGCTGCCCTTCCATCTCCACGTGTTCGTCCCGAACCCTGTCGTCCTGGGACGTGAGCCACACCTTGTAGACAGCCACTCCGGGCGTGCGCTCTTCGTAGGCCTGGAGGGATCTGGTTTGGGCCCCGTTCCAGGCCCTTGACGTCTCGGTCCGAGCCACCAGCTTGGCCCGGTCGCGGCTGAAGCCAGACGACTCGCGGATCCGCTTAACCAGGCGGCCCACGGTGTCGCCGGCATCGAGCCCGGCCTGGACCACCTCCGCGACGGCTTTGCCCGTCGTCTCGCCCATGACAGAGGCCAGGAACTCGGCTTCCGCAGCTGCGTACTCGGTGAGCCCGGCCTGGAGCAGGCTGAACGTGAGCCCGACCTGTCCGGACGCCGCACGGATCGCGGCCTTGCTGGTCTGGTGGATCAGCGGGTAGGAGATCGCCCGCATCCGGGGCACGCCCCTGGCCTTCAGCCAGCGGTCGAGCTCGATCAGCAGCGCCGCGACCAAGGCCTCGTCGATTTCCTTGGTCTCGAGACCGGCCGGGGCCGATTGCTTCAGGGTGCGCTCGGCGAGCCGTGCGATCGTGTCGCCCTGCACGGCGAGCTCGTCAGCGATGGGGCCTTCCCACGCGTCGGTGGCCTGCTTCGTCTCGCGATCGAAGCGCGCCCACACCTCGGCCTTGCTGGTTTTCACGTGGAACGCTGGGGTCCGGCCCGCGGCCTCGGCGCCTTCGTCGTCCTCGTCGGCAGCCGGCAGCGCGAACGGGTTCGCGAACTCCGCCTCGGAGCCTACGCCCTGCTCAGGCTCCATGAGCTCGGGAACGACGTCGGCTCTCGGATCGTCCACCGGATCAAGCCCGACCATTTCCCGGCGCTCGTTCAGGCTCGCGATCCGGCGCTGCCTCTCGGCGACCTCACTCATGAGCTTCAGGTCGGGCTGCAACGCCCGGACATGGGACGTGTCGAACACGACGATGCGCTTCCGGTCGCTCTCGAACGGACGGGCGCCGGTCCGGCTCGGTGCCCACAGCAGTTGCCGCGTGATCGCCTTACTGATCTGCGTCCAATCGGGCTGGATCGTGTCCTCGTAGGCCATCCGCCGCGCTTCGGGCATGTTGGACCACGGCGCGTTTTCCAGGCCGATCTGGTACTGGAGCACGACGGCCGGGACGCCGAATGTCGCAGCCACCACGGACTCGACGCGGCTCAGGATGTCGCCCGGAATCAGGTCCTTCAGCGTGAGCCCGACCTTGGTCGCGGTGCCGCCGCCCAGGAGTCCGAGCGGGCCTCCCTTGTGCTCGCGGCGGGCGTACTCGCGGAGCTGCTGCTTGAACTTGTTCCATTCGTCATCGCCCGGATCCCAATCCTTGTCGGTCTGGACGATGACGGAGGGAAAGAGGGCGTTACGCAGGATGTCCTTCGTCGAGGCCAGCGCATGCTTGCCGAGATTCAGCCACGACAGCGCCACGTCGACCTTGCTCATGCCATGGTGCCAGTCGTCCGGGTGGGCCTCCTGGAAGAAGACCACGTCGTCGGGCCCCACCTCGAGCGTGCCAGTCGCCGTCTGGATCCGGAAGCGCCCGTAGATTCGACCGTCCGCCGCCTCGACCGTGAACTGTGAGCCCGGGAACGGCGTGAGTCGTCCGATCGAGCCGCCCCGGTTGCTGTCTTTCAGCCACAGCGTCTGGCCGTGCACGTCCAGGTGGGCGACGGTGCGCTGAATGAGCGCGCCCATGTCGAAGTCGGGCGAGGGCTCGTCGAGCAGCTGCGCAAGCGGGTGGTCCGGCAACCATTCGCCGGTCGACGTCTGGCGGCCCTCGGAGCGCATCACGATCAGCGGGGCCTCGGCGATCTTCCGCATCCGCCAGCGGATCGCGACGTAGCAGTAGGCTGAGGCCGCGAAAGCGGTGGCCCGACTCACGCGGTCGACGTCGGTTGTGCTGCCGCCGAACAGGCGGGTGATGTTCTGGAGCGACGTGTCGGGGCTGAAGAACTCGATGGTGGGATCGAGGCTCAGCGTGACGCCTTTGGACTCGGCGGGGTCAGCCGCTTTCCCGTTGCCGTTCGAACCGTTCGGCAACGGGCGGTCGGGGAAGAGCCCCAAGCGGCTTCGCAGTGCTTCCAGCAACGTGACCCCTGAAAACGAGACAAGGCGGTGCCATCGGCTGCCGGTCCGGCAGGTGGCACCGCCTCATCGAGCGGGCTCTACGTGTGGAATTGGCCAGGCGAACACCCGATGCGGGAGTCGGCCTGTTGCAGGTATGCTACAGGCAGGGGGTCGGGGCGTCAAGGATCGTGCATGAACCGAGATAGCCACCTCACCGCGACATCAACGCGGGTAGAACCCCACACCGATCTCAATACACTCCTGGTCCATCAAGCGCTTCTGCCACTCGCTCGCGTCGTCGTCGAATTCTAGCTCGGCCCACTCGTCGCCGACGCCCGTGACGCGTCCCCAGGATGTGTCTCCAGTAGAAATATCCTGGAAGGTAATCTCGCCTCCGAGGACGTACGGGTGGCCCTTCGTGACCTTAACGCGAATCTTCATGGGGTCTCCGTATCGGGATGGGCGAAGATGACGAACGCAGCCGCCGGGATCGCCAGCAGCCACGCCCAGTGACCCCACGTGCCGATTGCGTATCCGCAGGCAACGCCGAGCCACAGCGCCAGATTGGCGAACGTCTTGGAACGGCTCATGGCTCCCTCGGTGGCAGTAGGGCGGCGATGCGGTCGCGCAGCGCCTCCAGCCGCCGAGCCCCGTGCGCCAGTTCTGGCCGGTATGTATCGCCCATTCCTTGCCTAGCATTTCTATCGGCTACCCGGGAGGCTATGCGTAGCAGCTCCACGTCGTCCCATGTGAACCCGAACGGCTGGCCGTGGAGAAAGAGGGCGGCGAGGGCGTGGCGGTCGCGTTCACCACCGCCCATTCTGAGACTGCCCTGCCACTCCTCCGGCGTCAGAGCCGGCCGTGTCTCATCGCTCATGCCTACCTCCGAATTAGGGTTCCGTCCACAGGATCGCCCACAGGGCCAAGGAATACCAGATCGTCGCCGCCCGAACCTGCCCAGCGTGAGCGTCCACGTCAGCACCCACCAAGGCAGCGCGACCAAGCCCGCGAAATCCGTTGGGACATGCCAATCCCTGCACCAGAGACGATGGCGCACAGTCGGCCCATTCCCCCGTGTCGCGATAATGTCAGGGAGTCGTTCCATGCTCATGTTCGGAAGTCTCGGCAGAGGCCTAGGCATCCATCCCCATCACGCCACCCGCTCCCCGACCCGCTCCACCGCCCCAGCCGGCACCACGTGCACCTCGCCGCACCGACATTGCCACGTCATCACCGGCTCGTCGTCCGGTACGTCCTCGAGCGCCCGGAGCGCTCGGAGCGCGCGCCGCATCAGCGCGAAGACCCTGAAGTTCGGGCGGTTGCCGCAGAGCCCGCACTCGTAGTCAAGCCGGCGGAGCGTCACGCGGCCTCCCCCTCTTCGTTTTCGTCGTCCATGCCGGGGAACCAGACGCGGGCCACCCCCTTGCGTCTGGTGAGTGCCAGCTTCGTTAGCACCCAGACCAGCGCGTCCATGCGGTTCGGGCTCCACTTCTCGCCCGGCACCCACGTCGTCATTTCCTGCTCGAGCTCCGGGAACACGCCGACGTGGTCGACCATGCCGTCCTCGTAGAGCGACGCGACCGGCTCGGCTCGGACCGCCTTGCCGCGGCTGGCGTTCACCATCTCGACCGGCACGCGCCGATCCTCCCCGGCCGCGACCTGGATGTTCGACGCGACCATGTCGCCCCCGTAGTTCTTCTCGGCGACGATCCGGTCCGCCTCCAGGTCGTCGTACACCTGCACGCTCTTCCGGCCCCAGTTCAGCGAGCCGAGCGAGCCTTTCTGGGTCGCGTCGCGCAGCACGTAGTACCGACCGTCGTGCCCCTCGCCGGCCGCGACGATCCCGATCTCGTCGCCGCCGCCGGAGGGGTCTACGCCCACCACGATCCGGCGCAGGGACGGCGCTTCGTCTCGGTGCCCGATGATCGCCTGTTTCCAGAGCGCGCCCTCCCGTTCGTGGACCTGATGCTGGCACTCCTGTAAGAAGGCCCTGAGCCCGATCTTGTCGACCTCGGCCTGGCAATCGTCAAGGTCCTGGCCTTCCCAGGTGGCGCGGCCGCCGGTAATCACGGCCCGGACCCTGCCCGTCTTTCGGTCGGCCCGTATTTCCGTTTTGAGGTCCTCCACCGCAGGATGGGGTCCGCTCACGATCCGGCGGGCCAGGAAGTCGGCGCGGCCGTCGGCCAGCCGGGAGAAGATGCCGTGCGGGATAATCAGGTTCTGGATCGCGACGATTGCCGTCCGGGCCGTGCCGGCCGGTAGGATCGAGTGGGTCAGCGTCTCGGTCTTCTTCGCGGTCGCGGCCGGGCTGTCGTGCTTGGCGTCCAGGTCGTCGAGCACGATGAAGTCGGGCCGCAGCTCACCGACCTTGAGGCCCCGCGCTGCGGTATCGAGACCGATCGCGTCGACCGTGAAACCGCCCTCGGTGCGTAGACGCTGCGAGCTCCAGCCTCGGGAATGGCCGTACTTGCTCAGCTTGCGACGGGCATGGCTCGGATAATATTCCTCGACCGCATCGGACTCGAGCAGCTCGGCGATGTTAACCAGGCTGTCGTTGGCGCGGTCCTGGGTCTCCCGAACGTACCAGCCGTATCGCCGCCGCCCACGCAACCCGACCGCGACCATGATCAGCTCGGCCGTCTGGCTCTTGCCGCCCCCTCTGGGCCATACACCTACGAACGGCGCCGCTGCATCCCCTGGCCCCCGGATGCCCCAAGCCCAGGCCCAGGCCTCGCGGTGCCGCTCAGCGAACGACGCGGTGACGTGGCGAGGGAACAACTCCTGCACCCACGGCTCCCAGTCGGTGGGGGCCCGCCGGGTTGTGGCTTCTGCGTCGAGGGCACCCTGCTCCTCGCGCTCCAACTCGATCGCTCGGAGATCCAGGCAGAGCAGCGCGAAGTCCACGTCGGGGTCAGCCATCGCGGGCCTCAGTCATCGATCATGCCTCCCGGTCCCAGCAGCTTCTGGAGCTCCTCGCGCCGTTGGTCTTCCGGCAACTCCCGTAGCCTTCGCACCTCGTCGGCCGGGAGGCTCGCGATCAGCTGTTGCACGCTCATCCGGACGTCGAGGCGCTTGGTTGGGGGGGCGAAGTTCGGATCGCGCCGCTCGAGGTACCACTTCATCACATCCGTTTCGCCATTCGTGAGCGCCCGAGCTAGGGCCCGGCGCGCCTGGCTGTCGGTGTGCCGCAGGAACCGGTGGTAGGCTTGGGCCTCGGCCTCGGGCCACCATTCCGAGTGGACCCAGCGCTGCATCGTCCGATAGCTCACCCCGGCGAATGCGGCAGCCTGCTTCATCGTCTCTACGACCTGGTACAAATACGCCGCGTACAACGCCTTACCCCAGTCGGTCGGCTTCGCGACCGTCTCTGGGCCAAGTGCCGCAGACTCGTCGACGACGTCATCGTCTTGGGGCTGCTCGTCTGTCACGTCGCATGCCTCCGATCGCGCCCCTTCACTTGATCGAATGCGATATCCCGCCCTACCCACGGGTGAGGATGCGAGGTGAGCATCATGCCGAGGCCGGTGCTTCGCGTTTCCAGCCGCGAACATACAGGCTCCATCCGCGTTGGTTGGCCATTGTTTCGTTCTCCGGGTTCAGGGTCAGCCACCGGGCCAGCGAGACGGCGGTGCTCATGCGGCGCCCTTGTCGAGGCCCAGGATGTCCGCTATCAGGGTGGGGCCGTCGCGAGACCGGCGCCCGCCTTCTCCGGCCTCGTGCTTCCGCCATCGGTCTTCGGCCACCGCGAACAGCGGCCGCAGGGCGGTGCCGTCGCCCTGGTCGGCGACGACTTCCGCCTTGACGAGTGCTGCCAGCGTGTAGGACGTGCCAACCTCGAGCCAGGTCCCACCCTCTCGGCGAAGGAGGCACGCACCCTCGATCGCCGCCAGGACGCTCCACGGGTCCCGGTTCTTCTTGTAGCGCCAGGTCGTCAGGATGTCCCGGTTCCGGGCCTCGTCTCGGTAGCTGAGTTTGCCGAGCCCGAGCTTGAGATGGGCCTTCTTCGCGATCTCAGCCCACAGGGCATCGGTGCGCTCGTCGGTCCCGGTGCTCGCGTGTGCTGTTGGTTCTGCGTTTTCTTCCAACCCGGCGCGCCGCTCGGTTTCGGGTGCCGTCTTCGTTTCGACTACCGGTGAGGTAGTAGAAGACGGGGGTTTTGTATGGGATGGGGAAGGGGATGGGGAAGGGGATGGTTCCGTATAGGCATTACCATACCCATTCGATTCATAGCCCATGCGATACCCTATGCCATACCCATTAGAATCGGGATATTCAGGAGCGATGGTTTCGCCGTCCGGGTCTGGGTCGTCCAAGCCGTAGCGAGCGAGAAAATCGACGACGATCTGGAGGCGAGGCAAGGACTGGATTTGGTTGAGTACGTAGGTGCGGTGCTTGTCGTTCTTCATACTCATGTTCGGCTCGTGCTCCAACCCATCGACGAGCCACCAGACTTTCCACTCGCGCCGAATCCACCCAGCGCGCTCTAGCTCTTGGGCCGCGAGTTCGACGATGTCCACAGGTAGCCCGGTTTGCTCCGACAGCACCGCCGGGTAGGCAATCTGTATGCCTGTGGCACCCATCGTGTTTTTGAGCACGTACAGCAGCAATCGAGCGGGCGCCTGCATGCACTGAAATTTCGGGTGGTCGGGCAGTGACTCGTAGATCGGCCGAAATTCACCTTTTGCCTTGTTGGGTATGCCCATAATCCTACGCCGCCTCGCCGTTGTCTGCTGGTTCGTCTACCGGCCCCACATGAGCCGTGCTCATCAGTCCGCAGCCTCACTCTGTGCGTGTTGCTCTGACCACCAACGCTCGAACGCGCCGGCTTTTCTGTTCGCTTCCCGCATTCGTTCCTCGTGACCAGCGCCCCCGATGTGCGCGCCGGCGAGGTGGCACTCCTTCGCGTAGGACGGATCGTCTCTCGCGTCGTACGCATAGATCGAGTAGCTGCCAGGGATCAGCCGCGCCGACGGCCAGCCGTGCACCGGGTGGGAAATATCCCGCCGTCGCGCCGTGATGCTGGCCTTCCACCGCTCGTTGATGGCCACCGCTGGCTTGCTCATCCGAGGCCCTCCCGCACCAGCGCCCACACAGCATCCCGCCGAGCCCAATTCCGCACCTCACGCTCAACCCCGTCCAGCACGAACGTCACCCGCAGCACGTCCGGCCCTGGCGCACGCTCCGGACACGCCCGTTCGGTCAGCCCGGCCACGTCGAGCGTGTAGCGGTAGCGGCGACCGTCGATGGTGAGCTCGCCGGTGAGGGCCGCGGGCGGGCCTGCGAGCGCGGGCGGGCCTGCGGGCTCGGGCGGGTCGAAGAGGCTGGGTGCGCGCGGGTCGTGGGTCATGTCCTGTTCGGACAAAGGCGTCTGTATTGCCTTCTTAACGGCCTTCGCCACCGCCCTTCCAAGGGGCACTGGCACGCCGTTACCGACTACCTTGTGCTTGCCAGCCACCGTGAACGGGGCGTCGGCCAAGAAGTCAGCGGGGAGCCCTTGCACGCGAAGGGCACGCTCTAATCCACCGCGGTCCTGGTAGCTGATCTCCCGGAGCCGCGTGCTCTTGACCTTGCCGGACCCGCCAAGCGCGACCGGGATCGTCCTGCCGCCACCGCTCGCATATGCCGAGGGCTCTGGTTCCTGGCTGTGCAGAGCCAACGTCTCCACCACGAGATTCCGGCCGTCGCGCGTCCCGAAAGAGAAGCGCCGCAGCCGATTGGTGACGCCGCCCTCAACCCAGATGTCCCGCAGGAGCTGGGCGTGGACGTCGTAGCCCTCAACGGCCGGCGGTGGCGCAGCCTCGACGTTCTCCATCAGAAACCACGACGGCGCCGCTTCCGCCACGCACCGCTCGAACTCAGGAATCAGGTTACCGACATTCTCGCCGCACTTCGGATTGACGTGCCGCAGGCGTGAGAACATCTGACACGGCGGCCCCCCAATCACGCCATCGAACTTCCCCGCAGGCGGATGGAAGCGCCGAATGTCGCCACCCCAAAGCAGGTCGGGCCCGCGTACCACGCAGAACCCCGATTCCTCGAAAGCCATGTCGAGCAAGCCGATACCCGGGAAGAGAGACAGCACGAGGCCGCTCACGACCGCATCCTCTCCGGCAACTCCGCCAGAAAGTCGAGGATCGCCACGAGCAGGAGGGTCACGGCAGCACCTCGTACTCCGCTTCCTGCGGCTCGCGGGGTGCGGGCAGGGCGAGCGTGTCCCGGCTCCGCATCACCTCCCACATCGTCTCGCCGGTCGGCGTCTCGGCCATTCCGAGGAGCACCTGAGCCGCCGAGAACATGCCCGTCTCGGTAGCCAGCAAGATGCCTTCAAGGATGCCCTTCAGCTGCCGCCAAGCGACTCGCTCCACTTGCTCGTCGTCGTCGATGCGGTGTTGCTCGCGGAGCGCCCTACGGAGTCCGTCCGTCTGGGGCGCGAGCACGATGGGCATGAAACCGAAAGCGGCCTCGGGCACGGGCAGGTTGAACCGGATTGCGACCGTGCGTCCGGCCTCCCAAACCTGCTCGAATCGCTGGGCACCGTATTCGCGCAGCATGGTCGCGACCTCCTGCATGGACTTCTCCACGCTCACGGAGGTCGAGTAGTACCGGACGCTCCCCTGCTTGCTCACGGCTCGACTCCCAGCGCACGGAGCGCGGCGAGGCAGATGGCGTGGGCGAGCGTCGGCGCACTTCCTTCGTGGTCCGGACGCCCATTCCATCCCGTCGTCTCGTGCGGCGTGAAGCCTGCGTGGTACGGGGCCCCGGGATAGAACGGCGTCGTCATCCGGCACCAGAACCCGCGCTCGCCCATCTTCTCGACCACCTCGAACGCGGCGGCGAAGTCGGTGGAGTAACGGGGTAACGCACGCCGTACCCCCCCGCCTGGGTCGTAGTAGAGGCGGGACAGCCAGCGACCCGTCACGGAGATTCCCATGACCTTCTCGGCTACGATGGCGTCCATCTCCCGGCCCGGCTCCGTGCTCACGGCTCGACTCCCGTCTCAGGCTCGCCCAGCTCCGGCACGTCGTAGCTCGCCGTGCCCTCGCAGCGCAGCCCGTAGGCGAACCCTGCGTTGTACGCCGCACCTTCCGCTCGCTCGCGACTCGCCCGCTCGACGTGGATGCCGAACCAGAAGCCCGCGAGCGCAGCCAGGTCAGGATGTAGGCGCCGAGGGTGGTCACCCCATTCATAACGGCGCCCCATCTTCTGCGTTGGTGTCGAGCTTGCCGACGTTCTCGTTCCAGTCCTTCGGCCCCCCTTGGATCAGCCGGTACGTCCGCACGGCAACGAAATCCGTGAGCTTGTACTCCATGCCGCCCAGCCCGTACCTCTTGAGATTGAGCGAGCGCATCACATGCTCTTCGATGCCCGCCACGGTGAGCTCGGCCAGCGGGGCGCGGGTGATCACGCTCGCGACCGCAGACATGGCCTCCGAGTGGATCGTGTCCTCGGCCTGGTGCAGCGAATCGTAGAGCTGCAGCAGGTCGTCGATCCGGAAGGCCAGCGCCCCGCTCACCGTGACGGCCTTCCCGTCCGAGGTCGACACGGTCTGAGTCGGCACGTTCGTGAACCGCCGGCGCGTCGACTGCCGGAACACGCGATCAACGAACGGGATGCGCAGATGCACGCCCGCCTCCAGCAGCGTTACCCGCTTACCGAGCCGGACGCGGATGCCCTGTTCCCAGGGCGCGACGACAACCCACCACCGGAACAGGTTGCCGAATTGCTGGAACAGCTCGCGCAGGCCGCTCATGCCCGGTCCCTCCCCTCGCGAACAGCCCGCACCCGCGCCGGCTCCGGCCCGCTGACCACGACCGCCACCGGCTTCGAACCCGGCAGAAGCCGCCCACGCAGCGCGCTCGACTCTTCGGACAGCACCTCGCGCATCAGGCCCAGCTCGGTGGCCTTCTGGCGGCACACGCCCGCGAGTCCGTCGAGGCCGCGAGCGGCAGTCTCGAGCGCGCTCAGTCGCGCGGCGGCGCGGTCGAGGTCGTCGATGATCTCGGCCATGTCGGCGTCCACGGCGTCGGCCAGCGTGCGGACGGCGATTGCGGTGCGGGGCTCACTCGGCATGGTCGCCATCCTCAAGCAAGTCCATGATCTCGTCGTAGTCCTCCTCGGGGAGCGTGTGCGGGCCATCCATGCTGACCAGCCACTCGGCGTAGGGGCGATCGCGCTCGACGACCTCGGGCCAGGGGCGGCCGACGTGCTTCGCGTACGGGCAGCGGCGGGGCTCAGGCATCGGGGTCGGGCTCCTGGTCGTAGCCGACGAGCGAAAGCTGTTCGGCGAGCACGGACGGCTCTGGTGGCGGATCCTCTCCGGGCCGCAGCGGACTTTGGATCGTCCCACGCCGGAGCGTCCGAGCGCGCCTCAATCGCGCCGCGTGGGGATACCGCCGCTTCCGGCCCTGATGGGAGAAGCACGGGAGCCCTGGACTCGCGTCGCATTCCGCGCACCACGCCAGACGGGCCGTCGGGTAGTCAGCTTTTGTCGGCATCGCCCACCTCCCCGAACCGCTTCCAGCACCATTCGAGGATGGCGAGCGCGCGATCATGTGGCTCCGGCTCCTTGTTCATCACCTCCAGCCACGCCACGAAGGCGTCGAGGTCGGCTTCTGTGGGGCGGGGCTCGCTCGGTGGGGAGCCGATCCAGACGGGCGCGGTGAACGAATCCGACTTGCGTTCCGAGACGAACCACAGGCCCTGAACGGGGCCGATGCACGATCCCCAGCCATCGGGCTCGCTCTCGACGGGCCAGGTGCGCTCGGCGCGGTGAATCTCGATGTTGCGGGCGCGATCGAGCACGAGGTGCGTCGGCCGATCCCCCGTCTCGTCTCGCCCGATTCTCTCACCGATGGCGTCGAAGATGTCGGGCGGCAGTTGGATCTTGAGCGGCGCCTGGCGTTCGACGGGCTCGGGGTGGGCTCGGGCGCGGTGGTTCCAGGCGGCGAGGGCCGTGTGGCCTCGATAGTCCTCATTCTCGCCGTCCACGGATGCGCTACACCCGCAGCACGACACCATCGGATAGAGTCGATCTGCCGGATTGTAGGGAGTCTCGGGGCGGCAGGTCGGCAGTAGCAGGTGCACACGCTCGCCCCCGCAGAACGGGCAGGGCCGGAACTCGCTCGCGCTGTACTCCGGGGTGTCAGGCATTGGTCTTCACCTCATTGAGCATGTCGATGAACCCGAGCAACGACACGGGTCCCTGCACCGTGTCTACGATGTCACCGGGGTAGCGTTCTACCGCGTAGGCTTGATCGAGGCGAGGAGAGATACGGAACGAGGTTCCGTTGGATAGGTGAATCTCTACGGACTCGATGTAGGTCTGGCGCTTCCGTTTACGTGCCATCCTCCACCTCCTCGAACTCATCCACGACCGTCCACTCGGTGACCATCTCGCCGGGCAGGGTGACGGGCTCGATGCAGCGGGCTTCGAAGCCGTCTTGGTTGCGGCGGCACAGCCCCCTGGAAGCGGCTATGGCGTCGGGGTACAGCCTTGCATTTTCTTTGTTCAGCGACCAGCCACATTCAGACCACCAACACCCTGGCCTACTCCGAATCGCCCATCCACTCCGGCCCGGCTTCTCCACCGTCCGCTTGACGGCTTTGCGGACGATGCAGTCGGGGGCGCCGCGCATCATTTGGGTGCTCGCGTGCTCATAGGCCAAGTACCGCGCGCTCCACTTCGTCGCCCGGTCCACGGTCACCCACGCGATGGCACCAAGGCTGTAGTACTCCTCCACCCTCGGCGCGCGTTGGACGACGTAATAGCTTTCAGTCGGCATGATCTGCCTCCGGTGGTCGCTTGGTGATCTGTCCATGTTTGTTGACGGTGAACCCCCTCTTCCGAGCGTCCTCCGCACAACCACCGCAGAGACGCGGGTAACCGCCCGCGTCGCCTTCCAGATACACGCCGCACCATTCGCAGCCACCACCTTCGAGGAGCCAATCAGCTATCTCACCCATGGTCTGCCTCCGGTGGCTCGGGGAGCGGTTGCCAGTGGGTCGCGCGGCGACGGAGATTGTCAATCCCCACTCTGAGCATCGGGCCGAGGCTGTACTGACCCATGTGATAAGCCGGGTAGAACAGCAGCACTTTCTCGCCCTTCGGCGCCGTCTCGATTGGCCTCCATTCGCGGGCGTCCGGGTCGTCGTCGAGTAGGGTCGGGGGTTTCATGGCAGTTGCTCCTCAAGCTGGAGCCCAGCCCACACGAACGCGGTGACGGGCCAGAAGAGGCCACCGAAGAAGGTCGCTGCGCCACGACCCTCGCGACACAGATTCCAATCTTCCACGACCGCCGCCGTCACGACCTCCTTGTCCGGTCGCGGCCCACAAGTCCTTCACGCTCGCGATCCGCGCTCCGACCGCAGTACCGATCATGACGTAGAGGGCCACGCACGAGAGCGTGACGATGGCGATCCGTCGTGCCTTGCGCCGAGCGTCGGCCCGAGCCTTTTCGTATGCTTCGTTCACCATTCTCGTCTCCCCCCTCGGGTTATGGAGTGGGCGCGTGGCCGGTCTCGATTACCGGCTCCGCCAGTGCCGCATCTCGGCGGGCGAGCGTCGGGCCGATTGCACGGTCCGTTCGTGTGCGGTTGACGGCTATCGCGCCGACACCCTCAGCTCCGCGTGTCCATCCACGCAGCACGCGCCACACTCTGTTTCGTATGTCCATCAGAGTAGGCGGGGGACTCGAACCCCCTCACGGTGGGCTTCCACGGCGTCCCGCTTCCGCGTCACCGGCTCAGTCACCCGACACCTACATTCGTCCATCATGCCAGCTGCCGGGCTCGACCCCGGCGCCTCGTGTGCTCTCTCGTCGTGCTCACCACGAGGGCGCCTGCGCTGGCGTGTCGCATTAGTTGTCGAACCAGAAGACAGTCCTCACATCGTCGGGCGCACCGAGTTGCAACAGGTACGGCATCGTCTCCGACCAGAACGTCCCATTGTCAAGCGTCGAGCACATCTGGCCCCACTCGACCTTGGTGTAGACCCTGTCCAGTTGCTGGGTGACTTCCGCGAGCGTGTCCCTGTAGCCATCGGACATGGCCTCGACCTCGGCAATCATGGCCTCCATCTCGTCACGCCCCACATGGGTTATGCCGGGGCCTGTGATCCCGCCACAGTACGACTCAGGCGGCTTGCCTTCGCGCTCGCGCCACCGAGCCCACGCAAAAAACTCGGGACCGTTCACAATCCCGCGCCGTGTGGCTCGCTGGGTCCAATCGAAGGCCATCAGTTCGGCCACCGTGAGCCATGAGTGAGAGTGTCCGTCGGCACCCCACTGCGCGGATTGCGCGCGGATGCGCGGGTCGCAGTCGGTGGGCAATCCGCGCGGTTCGGCGATCGGCTGGATCGCGTCACCCATGTCGCACCCGGCGAAGCCTACGCCGTTGCGGACGCCCGCCAACACGGAGAACAGACCGTAGCTCCTGCGGCCGTAGGTGTTCGGGGCCTCGGGCGTCTCCGGCTCGTAGTCGGATGGCGTCCATTCGCGCGGACTCTCCCACGTCCCACCACTTCGACGTTCCTCGAACATGTGTATGTCGCAGCCCATCCTCAGCTCCTCGTCTCGTGTGAATGAATCCCGGAGGGAGGGCGGCGCCTCCGGGGCCCGTCACCGCGTCCGCCCACGCGGTCTCGTCATCGAGTCTCGCCGTCGTCCGGCGAGCCTATGCCCATCGCCTTCGCCTGCTCGCCTTCCCACTGGAATTGCTCGACCAGCTTTGCGTCCCTGAACTGCCACATGTGGAGCACCCTCCGGTCGAGGTTCAGCCAGAATTCGCGCGGTGGATGCGGCACCATCATCCAGACGTCGGCCGGGATCAGGGCGTCGCGCGCGAACCCGAGCTCGCCCCATGTCGGCACGCGCTCGCGGTGCGCGACCGACAGGTGCCAGCGCCCCATGTCCACCGAACGGATCGCGCTCAACTGCTTGGCGCGGTGGATGAACGTCTCGGCGTCTAGCGGGCCCTTGGGGTTGCCGATGCGCGCCCACCCATCGTCGGGCGGAACGCTCACTCCAGCGGGCAGGTGGATTCTTGGCACGCCCGTCACCGCTGCACCGGCAGCAGCACCAGGCAGCCGACGACCCAGAGCAGCAGGACGGCGGCGCGTTTCATGGGGCGGCCTCCACCGGCAGCGGCTCGCTCACCCGCCGCGCCCGCTCGCTGACCTCATGCCGCGCACAGCCCGCACAGCACGGCCAGCCCTCCACATAGACCACCGCCGACTCGTCGCAGCCGCCGCAGCGCACGCGCGCCCTGCCCTCGCATTCGCCGCAGGGCCGGTGCTCCCACTCGCTCGCCTCGGAGTCATGGCGCGGGACCGTGCGACCGCCGATGCGCATGATGGGCGCGTGGTCTCCGCCCTGGCCGGCACAGGCGCGGCACTCGATGGGGTCGAGGGCGTGCCAGAGCTGGGGGCCGAAGTGGGAGGGCACGACGCACGCGATGTCCGCGACCCGCCCGCCGGAGTGCTGGTACGCTCGGCTCGCCTGGTAATGCGCGTCCGTGGCGTGCTTGGCGAGGACGCGGATGTTCCACGTGGAAGCGTGCTCGCGGATTGTGGCGCGGTAGAGGTGCAGGGGGATGGAGTTAGGCATCGGTCGCATCCGTGTCGAGGTCGTCGATCACTCGCTGGGCGGAAGCCCGGGCCCGCCGAAGCGCGCCGTCCGGGTCCGCGTCTATGGGCTCGTGCGGGTGCATGCGGTTCCAATGAGCACAGTCGGCGCGAATCTGGTCTATCTCCGCGATAGCCCGAATCGCCCGGTTAAGCATGTTCTTGCGCGCAGCCTCATTCGCCATTGTCGTCTGTCTCCTCTACTCCGAGGAATCGCAGCGCGCCATCCAACCCATTACGGCGCATATCCATCACGCCCCTTGGACTCCAGAGACCCGACGCCAGCCAGAAATCCACGACGAGATACCCGCGCGACAGCTTCAGGCGGTGACCGTCGTTGTGCGCCTCGGCCTTGATCGCGCCCGCAGCCTCAATCCGGGTAATCCGCTCGGTGTGCTCTGCGGCGCGCTTCATGTTCCGTTCTCGCAGGCTCTCCGGGGTGTCGTGGCAGCGCCCCGTTGCCCGCCGAGCCACCTCGTCGTACAGCACGCCGTAGCCCCCGCACTCACATGTGCCCACGACCACCGGCACGTCGGATCTACTGGTCTCACTCGTCATCGGTCAGGTCCTCCGTGGGATTCCACTCCAAGTCTGGCAGCTCTCCCTCCACGACACGCCCCACTGCCCGCAGCTGCTCGACAGCCGGAATCACCACGTCTCGCATGACGCGGTGAGGTGATTCGGGGCGGGCTCCGGAATAGAGGCCGAGCGCGTTGAGTAGGTCGCGCATATCCTCTTGCATGACGGCGGACTGCTTGCCCTGCCGCTCGATCTCAGCCAGCGCGCACTCGTAGTGCAGGGGGCCGAGCTCGTAGCAGGTCGCGTCGTGCGTCGTGCCCTCGCGGCGTGCTCGGGCTTCGTCGTAGCGGGCGAGGAAGTGACAGCCTCGCAGCAATGCGTTGCCGATCTGAGCCCGCTCGTTCAGGCGCAAGTAGGGCTGGTAGCGAATCGCCGTCATGGCATCGCACGCCTCCCGCAGCGCCTCGGCCAGCTCGTCGGTCAGCGCGTGCAGCGAGGTCAGTTCGTCGCGCTGTGCGTCGACCATTGCCCGGTGGTAGATCGACTCGTCGGTTAGGTCACGCATCGTCTGACTCCTCCACTCCCAGGAGGCAACGGAACTCGTCTAGCGTCCATCGCACGGCATCGTCCGGTATCTGCTCTGGCCGGTGGACCATGTATCGCAGCGCGCGACGAACAGCGTTCAGGTCGGGGTCGGGGGCGGGCTGCTTGCGTGCCCAGCCGATCGTGCAGTCGTCGTGCAAGGTGAGATCGCCAGCGTCGAGCATGGCGAGTGCCCACGAGCGCACCTCGTCGGCATCGAGGCCATGGCGCACGCGCCCGACGACAGCGAAGTCGTCCAGCCGGTATTTGCCCGGCCTCGCGAAGCCCCTGATGAAATCGCAGTAGACGTTGCTCAGCCCGGCCATAGGACCCCCTCGTCGCCCACGCGCCCGCACCACCGCTGCCCGTCCGGGCCGTGCACGCAGATCACGTGCTCACCGGGCAGTAGCGTCACGCGCCGGGTCCGGAGTCCGTCGACGAGCTCGATCGTGTGGGGGAGACCGAGGATGCGTTTCCACCAAGGCGCGCGGATGCGCTGGCCGTCGTAGAGGCGGGAGACCTCGTAGCGGGATCGCTCGGGGATGATGTTGGTCATGGGGTGGCTCCTTGGGCGGACGCAACGAGGTCCATTTGCTCGGACTTGGGCGCATCCACGGTTGCGAGATTCTTCAGCGCCTGGCGGTAGTACGAATCCTTCAACTCGATACCCACGCCACGCCGGCCAGCGGCCACGGCACCGTAAACCTCCGATCCCACGCCCATGAACGGCGTGAGCACCACCTCTCCGGGATTAGACCACAGCACCAGGCATCGCTCGATCACGTCGAGTTGCAGCGGGTGAACGGTGCTTCTCGTCTTCTTCGTCGCGGGCCCCGATGTAGGGCAGCACACGATTCAGCCGGACATCATCCCAGAACGCGCTCGCGTACTGTCTCCAGATCCAGTGCGAAAAGCGATTGCCGGTCTGCTTGCCCGTCCACCCCCGGTAGTGCAGGAGTTCCGCCGGCGGGACGCGCTCGCCCGCGTATTCTGTGAGGCCGTTCGGGTGTTCGATCGGCACGCGGTTCTCGCCCTTCTTCCGGAACACGAGCAAGTAATCAGCGGCGGCGTTGGAGCAACGCGAAGAATCGTCCACGACGGTCTTATGCGCGAGATTCTTGGCGAGCGTCCGGTTCCGCACTCCGAGCGGTTCCTTCCAGATCGAGTATCGGGCGACGTATCGGAACCCTTCGTCCGCGTGCATCCGGATGATGTCGCCGGGGAAGTCGATCATGTAGTCCTTCCCGGTGTTCCCGCTCGGGATGTCCATGCAGTGGACCGCCGTCATCCGGCCCGGCATCGTGAGGCGTTGGATCTCGCGCACGATATAGCGGTAGTGCTCGAAGAACGTGTCGTAGTCGTCGTTGTTCGAGAGGTCACGCCCGCTCGACGAGTAGTGGTAGAGTCCGCCGAACGGGGGCGAGTACACCGACAGCCCCACGGACCCACCTGGTAGCGTCGGCATGACCTCCATGCAGTCACCCAGGTAAACGGCCCAGCGGTCATTGATATTCTGGTCTTTCACAGCCACGTCGGCACCTGCACGGGGTCGGGGAAATGTTCGTCGGTCGATATCGACAGTGATTCGCGCATGTGAGCCACAAGCCGGTCGAACATGCGGTCGGCCTGGTGGGCCTTACGCTGGAGATTCTGGAGGACGTTGCGTTGCCCTACGGTCGTCACGACATCGACGTGTACGGGGCTCTCTTGCCCGAATCGCCAGCACCGTCGCACGGCCTGGTAATACTGTTCGAAGCTGTGGGACGGGAAGAACGTGACGTGCGCGCAGTGCTGGAAGTTGAGCCCCCACGCTCCGATCGTCGGCTTTGTCACGAGTACTCGAGCCTCGCCGGCCTGGAAGGCCAGAAGCTTCTCCTCCTTCTCGTCATCGGAATCGGATCCGGCCACCTGGAGCGCGCCTGGGATCAGTCGCGCCAGCGTGTCGCCCTCAGCGTTGAGGTGGCACCAGACCATGGCGTGACGGTCGTGGTTCACGAGTTCTGCGACGCGCTCGCATCGCTCGGTGAGCGTGCGGCGTAGTTCTTCGCGCTGCTCTTGGAGCGTAACGGCGGGCATGTCGAACAATGCCCCCTCGGGCGGACGGTTCGCCTCGACGACGTGCTCACGTTCGGTGAGCGGGGGCAGCACGAACCGGGCGTCATCGTACCCGATATCCGAGGGGCGCCGAATCGCTCGCGCCCACGAGCACACCCACCGCCAGAACGGCTCTTCGGCGTGGCCCTTGAAGCGCCACTTGAGCGCCTTTCCGTAGTGCCGGCCCGTGCTGCTGTTATTCTGGTCGTTCTTGAAAAACCGATTCAGCACATCCATGTACCCGAGCTGGCCGAGTGCCTCCGATGACGTGCCGAGTTCGTGGTAGTCGTTGGGCGCTGCCGTCGCGGTGCATAGCAGTCGGTAGGGAAGCTTCCGCATGAACGCGGTGATGTCCGCTTTCCGCGCGCCGTCGAAGTTCTTCAGTATGCTCGACTCGTCACAGACGACGCCCACGAAGTCGGCCGGATCGAAGTGGTGAAGCCGCTCGTAATTGGTGACGGTGATTCCGGGGTGCGCGGTCCCGTCAGGAGAACGGCGGGCCTCGATGTCAAACTTCTCGGCCTCGCGGATCGTCTGGTGGGATACTGCCAGGGGGGTGAGTACCAGAACGCGGCCATTCGTGTGCCGGACCACCTGGTCGGCCCAATCGAGCTGCATCGGCGTTTTTCCGAGCCCACAATCCGCGAATATCGCGGCGCGTCCCTCGCGCAACGCCCAGCGCACGAGTTCGGCCTGGAAGCCGAACAGGTGCCTCGGTAGGTCGGGTGGGTCGAATCCGCGCCCGCCCCGCGAATGGGCCTTCCGATCGAGGAACTTATGGTAGTCCACGACTGCTCCTGGACGCAGAAACGCCCGACCTGCCAGCGGCACCCCGGAACTCGCTAAGGAGTTGCCGGCGCTGGTGGATCGGGCGTCTCATGGTAGTCATGTCTCCTCGCTTCCGGGGTGCGAGTTCAGTATACGGCACGGGTGTGACAGCGCGCAAGGTCACGCGCACCCGCGCATCGTCCGGCAACTCCGCCAGCAGGCGAGCGAAGCTCATGCGACCCGGTCCTCCTGGCACCACGCCAGCGCGTCGGCCTCGGAGCGCCAGACCATGTAGGTGCCGCCGTGCTTGGTCCACAGCGCCCCGAAGCCCTTCTGCTCCGGCGTCTGCTTGCCCTTCGCGCTCTTGAGCTCCACCGCAGCGGTGCCGGCGGGTCCGGCGACGAACAGATCCGGCAGCCCCTTGGTCACGCGCGTCGAGCCGTCCTTCCGGTAGCCTTGCTCGGTATCCCAAACGCCGTAGCCCAACGTGCGCAGCAGCTTCACGATGGCGTGGCGGATCTCGGCCTCGGAGCGGCCATCGGGGACCGGAGCGTCCGACGCCTCCGCGCGTACGTTCCGCGCCTTCGCGCCCTTCTCGGCTCCGGCCCCCTTCGCTGGCTCCGTGTACTGCCCGCACCCCTCCGGCGCGTGGTGGTAGCGCATCCACGCGGGGACGGTGGCGCCGCAGCCGGAGCAGGTGAGGGTGGCTGTCATCGTTCAGGCGTGGCTCGTCTGGTCGGCGGGCGTCTTCGCCTCTCGCCGCATGGGCATGAGTAGCCCGCGCACCGAGGGCAGCCCGTCGTGGGTGGACCGGATCTCGATGGCCTGGTCCTCGCCCCGGAAGGCGCAGTCGACGCCAGCCACGCCCTTCAACTTCCCGACGAAGCCAAAGAGCCGGGTCCCGATCTTCATGCCGTCCACTCGCTCGAAGTCGTCGAGTCCGAACGAGAGCTTTCGCCAATTGGGGTACTCGCCCTCGTAGATCCGGGCGGCGAACGTCTGGCCGTGGGCGCGAAGCGTCAGCACGTACTCCGTCAGGGCCTCGCCCAGCGCCGGCTCGCCCGTTTCTTCGGCCTTTTCGACGCCCACCTCCAGGTCGTCGTATTCCTCGCAGGCAGAGAGAAGCGTGCGCATGAACCCGAGCGCGAACTTGTCCACGTCCGAGACCACAATCTGATCGTCCGGCGCCTCGTCGGGCTCGGGGTGAGGCGCGGGCAGGTCCCCGTTGTCCGAATAGGGCGCCCACGTCCGGAACAGCGCGTGCCCGTTGCAGCCGACGAACTGGATGCCGCGAGCGAAGAACTCGACCGATAGCGTCCGGTATAGCGCCGGGCGGGAATCGTCATTCGCGGACGCGATCGCCGCGTTCAGCCACGCGGTCGCGCCTACGTCGGCTCGTACCTTACGGGGTGTGTCGCTCATTGCTTCGCATGCTCCGTGTTCGGGTGATGGTGGTCCTACGCTTCCGCCTCGGCGGGCTCCGGCAACGCACCAGGCTCCGGCAGCGCGGGTGCCGCTTCCGGCTCCTGGCCGTCCTGGAATGCCAGGCCCATGACGACCGCCCGCCATCCGTCGCCCACGAGTGCGAACGCGGGGTGCCCGGTCGGGCTCGGCAGTGTGCCGACCTCCACGCGCTCGCCCGGCGCACCGTCCAGTGCCCAGGCGAGCAGGCGCCGGTTCACGGGCTGGCCGGCGACGGTGATCGCGTGGCGGTCGGGGTCTGCGTAGGGTCCAGTCGTGCCCGCGCCGTTGCAGCCTACGCAGACCGCGTCGTGCTCATGCCCGCAATATTCGCAGGTGCATGGCTGGCGCCCGGCGACGCCGCACACCTCGCACGCCGACTCGTACGGTCCCAGCCACGCACGCAGCGCGGCCAGGTCGTAGCTCACCGGGTCCACGGGGTCGGGGTCGAGCAGGCGCCCTACTAACGCCTGGCGTCTCTCGCCCTCGATCTCCGGCACGTCACCGGGACCCTCCGGGGGTGCCACGGCGACCAGGCACCGTCCGTCCGTGGCGTAGAGCCAGCGGTCGTGCCGCATCACGCGGTGGAGATGCGGGCGATGGTCGTCCGTGCTGGCGTAGCGTTCGAGTCGGTCGATCATGGGGCCTCCAATTCGGCGGGCACCGGCTTGCCGGCGTCGCGCGCCCAAGCCTCGCCGTCCTCGACACAAATTTCGCCACTCCCTTCCAGGCCCAGCCGGCACGCCCAGATCTGGAATCCATGCTCCTTCGCGAGCGCGTCCAACGCCTCCAGCGCATCGAGGTCCAACCCGTTCGCTTCTTCGTCGAGCAAGCAGATCCGCAGCTCGGGGCGCGCGGCCATCGCGACGGCGACCGCGAGCCGGGCACACTCCGCGCCAGACGCGACCGACAGCGGACGCCCGTTGAGCAACGGCGAGCCGTCCTCGGCGAACGAAAGGCCCTCGACCGGCATCCCGGCAGAGCGGATCAGCTCGCGCTCCTGGGCGTCCATGGCCTCCATCTCCGCCGTGAGCGCCTGAATGGCCGCCTCGGCTTCGTTGAGCTCGGCCTGGGCGCCGTCGTAGGCTTCCCACGGCCGGAGCGCCTGCTGCACCCGGTCCGCTTCGTTGATGCGGGCGCGGACGGCCTCGATGTCGGGCATCACGTCGGGGACCTTGGCGGCCTCTTCAGCGGCGCGCTGCGCGTCGTCTTCGGTGGCCCGCGCGACCTTCGCAGCCTTGGCCGCATGGGCTTTCGCTTCCTCTAGCAGCCGCTCCAACTCGGCCACCCGGTCGTCGGCGTTCCTGTACTGGGCCTCCGCCGCTTCCGCCTGCCGGGCCCTCGTCTCCGCATCGCGGAACATGTCCTGTCGTGCCCGGTCCTGCTGTTGCAGCTCGCCCATCTTCGCGAGCTCCGCCGACACGTCGATCGGCTCCGGTCGCTCGCCACCCGGCTCCTGCACCTGTCGTGCGCGCCGCTGCTGCGCGATCCAGGGCGTGCGCGTCTGGTACCGCTCCGCGCGCGCCGCCCGCAGCTCGTCGAGCTTGGCGGGCAAGCCGGGGTCCTCGCCCAACGACAGCAGGATCTCCCGCTGGCGGTCGGGGTGCAGCGAGAAGAAGGCGGACGGGTCGAAGCTGAGCGGGCCGAGCCATTCCGCGAGCTTGCCTTGCGAGTGCTTGCCGCCGTCCGGCCCGATTACGGTGAGGTAGCCCTTCGGCGCAGCCTCGGTGAACCGGCGCTCGACCGTGAACCCGTTGGACAGCTTCAGCGTCACCGACGCGCGCCCGTCCTCGGCGTCCTCGTTGACCGTCGCCTCGCCCAGGATCTCACCAGCGCCACCGAGCGCGGCCTTGATGGCGCGCAGCAGACTGGTTTTGCCGGCGCCGTTTTTCCCGCTGACCCGGATCAGGCCGTCCGTGGGGATCAGCTCGACCTCGGCGGCCCGGAGACGATGGAAGGATTCGACCTTGAGGCCGATGGCGGTGATGCCCCTGCCCTGCTTGCCGTTGGTGCTCATGCGTCCCCCTCGGCCAGTGCGGCCTGCTTCTTGGCAATCTGAGTCTCGAGCCAGTCGATGCCGGTACGCAGGTGCCCGATCTCGCCGGACTCCATGGCCGCATCGAGGCTCGCCATGTGTGTATCGTTGAGCGCGAGGCCAGCACGGGGCGCCTGTTCAATCAGCGCCCGCATCCGAGCCACGAGGTCGGCGGCGTCCGGCTGTTCCTCGGCGTCCTCCGTGCCCGGCCCGCCCACGATGGCCTCGTTGATCTGCGCGAGCTTGTTGGGCTCCGGCTCCGGTTCGCCCGCGCTGAGTCGTGGCGGGAAAAACTCGTCACCGATGTCCGGCTCTTCCTCGGCGTCCAGCTCATCCAGGTCGGCGACCGTGCCCGATGCGAGCGCCAGCACTTCACGCCGCGCGATTCGGTTGCTGCGATGGAATTCCAGCATCGCCTCGCGGGCTTCCTCGTACGACGCCCGGAGCACGAGCGCGACGCGGTACGCGGTGCCCGTCTTCTCCTGGCCTCTATCCGTCCACCGGACTTCGCCGGGGTGGAGCTGCATCTGCATGGGCAGGCCGCGCAGCGAGCCCAGCTCGTGCTCCAGCATCCGGAGCGTGCCCAGCATCCCGGCGGTCGCGACCCACGAGGTGGTCCGGTAGACGTGCACGCCCCCGAAGGTGGTGCCGGCCTCCAGGATCACCGCGAGCCGCGCGTACGGCTTGCAGTCGCAGGGCTTCCCCTGTGCCAGGTCGCACACGCCGCCGACCTGCGTGCGAGGATCGACGAACCGGTCGCCGTCGCACTCGCGGGCCCGCGTACGGCCGGCGTAGTGCAGCATCCGCGTTTTCAGGTTCTTGTCGCGCGTGTCGAAGGGCAGGCGGATGTCCAGTGCCGTGGGCTTCGCGCCCAGCTTCGCGTGGATGGCCTCGTCGGTCTCGAAGTTGCCGTCGCCGCCGCGGGTCAGCTTGGCGACGCGGAAGTAATCCAGTTTCGTCGGCGGCTGGAACGTGTTGCCCGATTTGCTCTTGATGGCCGGCCCCTTCTCGCCGATCTGGATGCGACCGACGACGGGCAAGCGCGGCGCGAGGACTCCGGGCGCGATGGCGCGGCTCGTGGGGGCGCTCATGATGCCGCCTCGATGAAGTCCAGCCGGTCGATGTGCCTGAGCCGCCAGTGGGGCAGCGTCAGGTGATGGACCTCGGGTCCGTAGCCCGGCCACACGCCCGTGCGCTTGCACTGCGCGAGCGTGAGCAGCGCCTGGCGCACCTCGGCCTCGCCGATCGCCAGCGCCTCTTCGTCCATCCGGTACACGATGACCTCGTGCGGGGGCGCGGACTCCACGACCGGGTAAAGCTGGTTCTGAGGCCAGAAGCCGGTCGCATCGAGCCCCATCCGGTAGAACGCGGCCCGGAAGTAATAGCCGAGGTCGTGCGCGTGCCGGGTGAACGACTCGTGCGAAGCGGACCGCCCCGTGGACTTCAGGTTGACCTCGGATTCGTGGAACGGCGCGGGCAGCGTCGGCGGATCACGCACCACCTGGTCGGGCCGGATGCGGCACCACAGCCCGGTCTCTTCGTCCTGCCAGACCACCGTCAGCTCGCGCGGGCCAGGCGCCCGGAGTAGCGGACCGGCGGTCGGGTGGGCGAAGAGCGCTTCCTTCATGGCGACCGCCTGGGCCTTCATTCCCCCGGCGACCGTGTGGATACCGGGCAACTCCGGCTGGCCCTTCGCCGGGTCGTGCGTCTTGCAGAAGCTCTGCCCGTCGCGGTAGATCGAGCCCTGGTGGCTGCACCGCTCACCGTCCTTCTTCTTGCCCCCGCACGTGCCGAGCACGACATAGCGCCCGTCGAGTTCGTCGGGCTCGTAGACCGCCGTGTGGAGCACGTTGCCGAGCGCCTTCGGGTCGGTCGTGTCGTCGACCGGATTCTCGAGGTCGTGGTGCAGGTGGGCCGGCGTCGTGCTGTGCAGCTTCCACAGCTTCGACGCACTCGCGGCCGGGTCAGCCAGGTAGGTGCCCATCGCGATGCCCTCGTGCCATCCGGGCCCGAGGCGCGTCGTGCCGATGGGGATAATGCTTGCGTTTGCCATGGCGTTACCCTTATTGTTGAGGTTCATGTCGTACCTCGCTCGCGGCGTCTCCGCGGGCACTCGGCCGTCTCGCGGATTCCCAGGGGACCCGAACTCCCCCCCGCGAGGCGGTCTTTCGTTGCGCATTCACGCTGCCGGCGCCCCATCGACCGCGCGGATGCACCACTCGCACGTCGCATCCTCATCCGTGGCGCGCGCCGGTCGGTAGATCCCGCCCACGCCGCATTCGGTCTCGTTGGGATACCGGAGGCTACGGTAAGTGGACGTCTCTGCCGTCGATTCGGCAGCGTGGCGGGCGTGGGTTCGCGGGGGCGGTCAGACATCTGCGCTCGCCTCCAGCCGTTGCTCACAGTCAGCGCAAATGGTGTCTGTGACCGGGCACCGCAGCAGCCCACGCAGCGCGTCGAGCCAGGTCAGCCAGGCGCCGTTTCCGGCGTCGTGCCAGGCGCAGCGGCGGGCGAGTTTCATGCGACCCTCCAGCGCCAGCAGGCGGCCTCGAACTCGACCGCCGACAGCGCGCAGACCCACGAGCGTCGGCGCCCGTTCGGGTCATTGACGTACGGACCGCCAGGCCACGCGCACGGATGCACCGCGCCGTGTATGCGGGCGTCGGGCAGAAAGCCCTCCGGATCATCCCTCGGCTCACACCGCGCCAGCGCCTGCGGGAGCGAGGGGACGCGGATGTAGACGCGGGTGCTCATTCCCACCCCATCTCACGCAGCGTATGCCGCGCAACCTCCGGGTCGCCCGACTCGATCGCCTCGCGCTCCTCGGATTCCAGGCCGTCGGTCGAGTAGTCGTAGCCGTCGCCGTAGACGAGGATTCGCATGTACCAGCGGTCCCATGATGCGCTCAGGTCGCCGTACGCTGCTGCGGCGCTGGGTAGGTCCGGGCACTCCCGTTGCACCACCGTCCGCGCCCTGATGCCGTCCACAACCTCGACGACGAAAGGCGCGCCAGGGGCGCTCATGGGGTGGCCCCGGTTGCTTCCGCGATGGCCGCGCGCAGCCTGTTACATGCAGGAGAGCAATTGGTCGGACGATCTCCTGCCGCTGGGCAGCCGTAGTAGTGGCCGTCCAGGCCGATCATTCTTTGCAGCGTGAAAAGCATGCCCGCTACCGCCCCGTCTTCCAGCGCCTCCGTAGGAATGTCTGCGCACGCGTTCACCGCGGCGACGATTCGGCGGGCGTTGGCCTCGGCTGAGTGCCGCTTGTCGGATTGCAGCACTTCGGCGATGGCAACGGGCGGGCTGTCGGCGCCGCGCACGTGGACTGTGCCGAAGCCGTTCGACTCGGTGGCCACCCACGGTACCGGCGTCGGCTCCGTGTGCCCGCTCATCGCTCCCACCTCGCGAGCCCCACCCGCGTCCAGTCCAGCCGGGCGAGCCAGCGCACGGCCAGCTCGGCGCACACGACGATCGTGAGGCCGAGAAAGAACGCGGACGCGAAGAAGAGCGCGGCCCACCACGGGCCGGTGTGCGCGATCATGCCACGTACAGGGTGGACGCCACGCGCCCGCACTGCTCACATGCTGGGGTCCAGCCCATGGCCTTCGCCTCGGCTACCATCGGCGGCGTGATCGGCTCGATCGGCTGACCGCTGATGTCGCGCCCGGTGTACTTGGCGCTGGTTCCGAGGTGATCGCCGCAGTAGGCGGCGCCGTTGTCGGTCAGGTAGATGGTTTCGGCTTGGATCGTCATGGGTGGGGACCTCTCCCGTCGAGATGGGGCGCGAAGTATCTACCTAACGATACATCGCGTGAACGATACGCGCAAGGGGTCACCCCTTCACGCCGCCACCTCCGACTCCGCGAACTCCGGGAACGCTTCGGCCAGCGTCAGCCCGTAGAGTACGGCGAGCGTCACGAGGTCGCGGCGCCGGACGCGGGTGCGGCCCTTCTCCAGTGCGCTATACGAGTGCTGCATGATGCCGAGCGCGTCGGCGCATTGCTGCTGCGTGACGTTGTGCTCGGCCCGCAGCTCGGTCATCCTCCGCGCGATTCGTGCGCGGTCCCGTTTACGTGTGAGCTTCATCCGGTTCTTCTCCGGCGGGGTTGTGTGTTCCGCTATCGACGGTATGATAGCATCGCGTAGGCGATTCGGCAAACGTGCGCATCCGCTTCGGCTCGATGGTCG